ACATTGACACTGGGCCTGAGCGCACATGGGGTACACCGTGGCCACGCAGCGTAACTGACTGGCCTGTCGAGCCGCCGCGTCAACCAGAGACGCTGGCTCAGGACAAAGACGCCAAGGCAGCGGCTGGAGCAGGGGTAGCAGGCGCAGTAGCAGTAGCTGCTGACTACTTGCCCATTCTTGGCAGCTTGGGCGACACAGCGCAGATTATCGCGGTCCTAGCTGCGGCTGCATTCATCGGCTACATTCTATGGAAACGGGCATGAGAGCGTATCTATCTGGCTTGAGGGCCTACTTGTATGGTATAGTGGCGGCATTGGCCGCCCTCGGTGCAGCCCTAATCTACGCCAAGGGTCGGAGGGACGCTGACAATGACAACCACATCGACGACTACAACGAGTACATCGCGACGCGCAGGCGGATGGATGAGGCTGCTGGGCCTTCTGACGCTGATGTCCAGCGCTGGCTGCATGAGCGTGGTAAGTACAAGCGCGATTTGTGATGGGTCGTTTGACCTACGGACGGATCATGCGGCGGCTCTATCAACGGATGGCGGGCCGCTATCGCAAAAGACAGGGGCGGCGTTGATAAGCAAACTGGACGCCGGCTGCGCCGACGTAAAGGGGTGAGGCATGGCCAAAACACGACACGGTATGCTCGACAAGAGCAAAATGAAGTGCAACTCCCCGCGGCGCGCGTCCGGTGGCAGCAAGAAATCTGTGGTCAAGGCATGCAAGGACGGTAAAGAAAAGATCGTGCGGTTCGGCGACCCGAATATGTCGATCAAGAAGGACCAGAAGGGGCGTAAGGCCAGTTATTGTGCGCGCTCCGGTGGAATCAAAGGGACGGGTGACAAGTTCAGCGCCAACTATTGGAGTCGGCGAGCATGGAATTGCTGATCTGTGAGATGACCCAATGCTAGGATTCAACGCCCTCGGCGCTGCCCCGTTAGCCAGTCTTCCGGTCTCGGCGCTACCTGCTGCCCTCCGGTTCGCGTACGAAGACACGAGCCTAAACCGCGCTGACCTTGGCCTTAGTAGCAACTCATTGCTGTTGGTCGGTGGCCCGAACGCGATTGAGCTGGAGGAGTGCCCGAACTGGATTGAGCTCGAAGAGCACCCGAACGCGATTGAGCTGGAGGAGTGCCCGAACTGGGTCGAGGTGAACCGTACCAGAAACGACTACCAGTGATCCGCTCATCTCTTGTTTTTTGGTGAGTTAAGATTTAAGATATATCAAACCCTAGAGGCCCGCAATGTTTTATATCAAGCAGAATGACACAAGCCCGGCTCTTCGTGCGGTGCTAAAAGACGCCGACGGCGTGCCCGTAAACGTGACGGGTGCGAGTGTACTCTTTTACATGCGAACAGCTGGTGCGACTGAGACGATCGTCGAGGGCACGGCAGAAGTTGTCGACGGAACCACAGGTGTTGTGCAGTACAACTGGTCGACAGGTGATACTGCCACCGCGGGTAATTGTGAGGCGGAGTTCGAGGTCACCTACGCCACGGGTAAGATCGAGACGTTCCCGAACAGCAAGTACATCAAGGTAAAAATCACACCGGAGCTGAGCTGACATGGCCGCAGACCCTGAGCAGCTTAATGACTCTGTTGCCTTCGGGCAATTCTCCGGTCTGCGGAACACGGTCTCACAAACACGTCTGTCGCCGAACGATCTGGCAGATGCCGTAAATATCGACATCGACGATGCGCAGCAGGCGCGCCGCCGTCGTGGGTACACCAAGGTTGCGAACGGGGTTTTCCACAGCGTCAAAACTGTCGCGGGGCGTACGTTTGCGGTGCAGGATTCTAACCTTGTAGAGATCGCTGCAGGCTACGCGATTACGGTGCTACGCACTGGTGTTGGCCCCCAGCCTCTGGATTACGTAGAGGTGAACGGCGTCGTTTATTTCTCGTCATCGACCGCATCAGGGAAAATTATGCCGGACGGTACGGTCGAGGACTGGGGTGCGTTGGCTGCGGAGAACGAGTGGTTCTCACCTGTCGTGAGCCCGACGGATACACTACCAGACCTAGACGGTAAGTTGCTGGGACCACCGCCGCTGGCGGATCATCTGACGCTGCACAACGGGCGCATCTATCTCGCGACCAAGAACATCATCTGGGCCACCGAGCTTTACCTGTATGACTACGTAGATAAAACGCGTAATTTTATGCAGTTTGAATCGGACGTGACTGGTCTTATCGCAGTCGATGACGGGATATATGTCGGTACGGCAGACGCGGTTTGGTTCCTGACCGGTGGTTTTGGCTCGATGAGGCGTATTGCGATGACGCCGCAGGGCATGGTTTCTCGCTCGGCTGTTGAAGTCCCGGCGGATGCCTTGGCCCTGCAGCAACCGACTGCAGGTCACGCAGTAATGTTCATGTCACGCTCCGGTGTCTGTGTTGGTTTGGCCGGCGGAATATGCTATAGCATGACCCAAGGAAAATTCTTACTACCTGAGGCCGTCGCCGGCGCAGCTATGCACCGGAGTGAAGATGGTCTCAACCAGTACATCGGCGTTTTAGATAGCGCAGGTGGCCCTAAATCGGCCGCGAGGTTTGGGGATTATGTGGACGCGGAGATACGGCGCTTCGAAGGAGTGTAACTATGCAAGAGATTGCGCACAAAACCGAGGGCGGCCTTCTGGTGCCTACCTCCAACATCCTTGGTACTGGTGAGTACCACGGGCAAATCATCCGCGATGGCCTAGTCATCGACGAGTGGACAGACAAGAACCTCGTAGTCAACGAGGGCCTGAACAGCATGCTGGACGTGATGTTCCACGGCTCCGCGCAGGTTACCACATGGTATGTGGGCCTGTTTGAGGGGAACTACACACCTGTTGCGACGGTGACTGCGGCGACTATCGCCTCGGCCGCAACTGAGTCGACGGCCTACACTCAGGCCACGCGCCCCGAGTTTGTCGAAGCGGCTGCAGCATCGCAGAGCATCACGAACTCTGCCAGCCGTGCGACGTTCACGTTCAACGACACCAAGACGATCTACGGTGCGTTCCTTGTGTCGACAGCGACAAAAGGTGGTACGACAGGTACTCTGTTCTCTGCTGCTCGCTTCGCTTCGTCGAAAGCCGTGGTTTCCGGTGATGAGCTGCTGTTGACCTACACGTTCACCGCGGCCTCGGCCTAAACAACACGGGTCACCTCTGGGTGACCCGTAAGCACGCGGGGAGTTTGCTGTGGCGACACTTGAGGAGTCTTTGGTAGATGCGGTAAACGTCGCTCCTGCGATCCCTGCCGTGATGCAATTCAACCAGAGTTTGGTAGATGCGGTAAACGTCGCTCCTGCGATCCCTGCCGCGATGCAATTCAACCCGAGTATCGTGGGGGCGGTCTCGATCGACCCGGTGGTGATCGAGGGCTTCCTGTATGCGCGGGACGCGGCCAGTATTCTGACGGTTGCAGACGGACTGAGTGTGCAAGCATTTTTTACGGCGTCCGTGCAGGAGCTGGCACTTGCATTCGAAGGCTATACCCCGAAGTTCCAGATTGGGCTGAGCGCAGCCGACGGGTTTACTGTCGACCACGCGGTCGTTGCGACGTATGCCGTTCGTCTATTTGAGAATGTGCGTGCGGGTGCGGCGCTCGCTGCCGCAGCTTCGTTTGGCTTGCTTCTTGCCGACGCGGTCCGCATCGCGGATCAACAGCGTACGGGTGTGAGCTTGACACTGGTAGAGCAGGTAACACTGAGCTCCGCGGTCGAGACTTTGTACGCGCTCTCACTCATCGAACAGCTGGGGTTATCCGACGCGGTGATCGGGAACGCGACCTACCAGCGGAGCGCAGTGGACGTAATCCGCATCGTGGATGCCTTCCGCCGTTTCGTCGGTGGCGAAGTAGCTGAACTGCTGGACCTGAGCGAAACCCTTGTCACCAAGGCGCTTCGCCCGGCACTCGCCGTAGATCAGGTGGACCTGTCGGACGCGCCGGCACCCAGTATAGTAGTGCGCGTGGACCTGTCCGATGGCGTGGACATTACGTCGGCCGACGTTCTACGGATGATTTACAACGACGAGGTCGCAGAGGGTGTGGCTCTTACCGCTGCATTCTTGTCCGCGGGGGACTCGTTCACCACATGGGCGCTTAACACACGCACCGCGGCGATTACAGAGTATCAGAATTACGCGTTCAATAGCTTCGCGCAGCTGGGTGGGCGGTATATCGGTGCGTCAGACCAAGGTCTGTACGAACTTACAGGTGACGACGACGTCGGCGAGCAGATCATTGCCAGCCTCAAAACAGGTATCGCCCAGCTGGGTGGTTCACGTTACACGTCATTCCGCGCCGCTTACCTCGGTATCCGCGGTGCCGGCGAGTACGTTCTAAAGCTGGATACCGGCGACGGGAAATCTTATACGTACTCCGTGACGGCGAACGATATGGAGACTACCAAGATCAATCTGGGCAAGGGCCTTCGTGCACGTTATTTCTCGTTTGAGCTCATTAGCGCGGGTCAAGACTTTGATCTTGACAGCCTCGAGTTCGTGCCGATTGTAGCGCAGCGTCGTGTCTGACCAGTATATCCGATACGCCCCGGCCGAACTAGGTGAGGACGAGTTCCTCGACCGGCAGATGCAGATTATGCCGGTGCGTGTGCGCGGCGCGGCGAACGCTGATGTCGAGGCCGTGATCCTCGATGAAAACAAAGCGGCCATAGCGGCTTTTGCAGCCCGTACCCAGCAGCAGCACGACTTGACTGGTGGCCATCGCGCGTTTTTCCAGCAGAAGGGTGACCTGCGTTTTACATACACCAACTCGGGCAACCAACCGATCGTCTACGTGGACGTTAAGGCGGCACCGCTGGCACTGCCGACGCCCCAGCCAGTGGGTGAGGTAAGTGTAGCTGAGCCGGAGGAGGTGACACCACCCCCACCAGTCGAGGCCGATGTGGTTACTCCTGCAGCTGTGCCGACTGTCGAGGAGCTGATTTACGAAATCTCGCCGGAGAAGATGCACCTTCCGGCGGAAGCGTATCGCGGGGCGTTTTTTGTGAGCGCGGATGAATACAGCCTCACCGAGCCCGGGTCTGTGCGGCTGCGAAACGGGCAGACTTTTGAGTTGCCGGTGGACCGTTCGCTCGCGATCGTGTTTAGCGCACCGATAGACCCCGTCCCTGACCCTATTCAGGAGCAGATCGGGTACCTGCGATTCCCGGCAGACATCATCTGGGCCTCCGAGCCTTCGGCGCGACCGGCACTCTACGCGGTGGTCACAGGGTATCTTAACAGGTCGGGGTTCGTACCTTACCCCTCGCCAATACCTATCTATGAGATAGCGGTTGAGGTGGTGGTGCCGTACCGGCTCAGTGTGTCAGTGCAGTCGCCGTATGATACCCTTGTTAGTGACAACCTCGACGCCGCGCTAGCAGAGGACGCGGTGCAGGGTGTAGATTACGACTCGCGAAGTGTTGATTTTTCCGCAAACGTAATCGCCACGGCCTTTGTAGCGGCCACGCTAGAGGAGAAGATGGCGTATTATTACCCTGACCTCGTACCGGGAACGCTTCAATATGCACTCCAATCCTTGTCTGTCATAGACCTAGCCTACGGATACATAGATTACGGCACCAAGGCTTACCTTGATTATGCTGTGCGAGGCGAGGCCAGTACCGGGCGTAAGTTCTACGATGTACGCGCAAGTCTGTACGCTGGGGCGATATTTTCTGTCGTCGATAAGACGCTCACCGACGCATACGGCTACATAGGGCGCCGTACTAACTACGCGACCGCGATAACAGTAGTCGAGGACTCAGTGAGCGCGAGCAAAATCGCGCCGACCGGCTCGACCTTCAGCTCCAGCAGCTATGGATCGCCGGGGTGGTTGCCGGAGTACATGGAGGCCGCTGAGCTCGCAGCGTTCTATCAGACTCAAGCTATTCGCGACCAAGGGTCTGCGTTTTTTGTACCTTGGGCGTCGGACGTGGAGGTCCGCAACACTCGTACGACAGACACTCAGTCATCGTTGCGCCCGGCCGAGTATGCGGAACTATACGCCGACGCTACCCCGTTTGCACAGAAGCCGGGCTCTGAGATATACGATCTTAGGCTGGCTGTGTCCGATCCGTATGACCCCCGCGAATTTTATACAAAAGGTAGCCGCTATATCCCGGACGATGCCGCCATATATTACACGGATAGCATTTTCTACGGTGAGAACTATGATGTTACCCGTGGCGGCCCCTCCGTGGATGTGGTGAGCTTGATGGCTATACCGCTCAAATTGTCGGTGTTTTCATTCGCGTCTCAGGCCGACTCCGATGCGTCGGCGTATCCGGATTCCTCTGACACGCCCATCCAAGCGATCAGCGTGGACTACCCCAACGGGGGCATTTATGAGAATCGGCTGCGCTACAATCCGGATAAGGAGATCGCCAGTGGGTGAACATAGTTGGCGCGTTGCCAGATGACACGTTATGCTGTATGATTTACCTAGCAAAGTTGAGGCTGATTGATGTCTGTTATAAACACCCGGATTTTGAAACCTGTGGGTGGCCCGCCGAGCCCCGCTGAGTTCTCCAGTAGCGCGTTTACGTTTCTAGGTCAGCTTGCGGATGCGGCCACTGATCTGGCGCCACCTGTTCGGCTAGATCAGCCTGTTTACGAGCCGGTGAGCCCTACGTTTACGCTGCCTCCCTCGCCTACTACCGAGGCCGTATCCTTTACGCTTCCGGCGGCCCCCGCGTCGTTCACAGGCTCACTGGACACAACTGGCTTCCTGCCGGCAGCGTTCGACAGCCAGCCGCCCGAGCTCTCATTCGGTGCGGCCCCAAACGAGAATTTCGGTGAGGTACCTGCAGCACCGGGGATCAACGTGGTCTTCGATGACCCTACGTTGGAGGTGAACCTACCAGCGGCCCCCGAGCTGCTCAGCTTGAATATCGAGCAGTTTGCCGGTGTATCGTTACCCGAGATTACATCGGACGTACCTGAATTCACCGTCGTAGCTCCGGCTGTGCGTGAGTATGTACCCGGTGCAAAGTATGCCTCGACACTGCTCAGTACACTGCAGACCAAGCTGACGGACCGCATCCAGAACGGTGGTACTGGCCTGAACCCAGACGTAGAGGACGCCATCTGGGATCGTGCACGCGAGCGGGAGTACAAGCAAGTCGCTGCCGCACTGGCGGACCTCGAGCGTATGGAGGAGATGGGGTTCAACATGCCGAGCGGTGTGTACATGGACTCACGCATCAAAATCCAGACAGAGCTGGCGAAGAACAACGCTGGGCATAGCCGCGAGGTAATGATTAAGCAGGCCGAGCTGGAGATGGAAGGCTTGAACCGAGCCATCACAGACTCTGTGGCAGCTGAAAACATGGTGATCCAGTACGCCAATCAGGTGGAGCAACGGGCATTTGACTCGGCACGCTACGCCACAGAGGCGGAGATCACCCGTTACAACGCACAGGTACAGGCGTACGCGGCATATCTGGACGCGTACAAGACCAAGATCGCGATTTACGAGGCGCAGGTCCGTGGGGAGCTGAGCCGGGTTGAGGCGTATCGCGCCGAGGTGGCCGCAGAGCAAGCCAAGGCGCAGATTAACCAGTCACGTGTCGACCAATTCCGCACGCTCACTGACGCAGCTCTGTCGGCCATCGAGGTGTATAAGGCGGAGATCGCCGGCATCCAGACAAAGGCGGACATCGAGCGCCTCAAGATTCAGATTTTCGGTGAGGAAATCCGTGCGTACGCGTCAAAAGTTAATGCGTACACAGCGAATGTGGAAGCCTACCGCGCGGCCATCGGCGCTGAGACGTCAAAGGTGGAAGCATACCGCTCGAGTGTGCAGGCTTACGGCGCACGTGTAGAGGCGGGCTCCAAGGCCGTTGACGCGAAGATCGCTGAGTACCGCACACGCCTGCAAGCAAAAGAGTTGGAGTGGCAGGGCTACAACACGACGGCACAAGTCGAAGGTGAGAAGGTACGCGCGATTTCTGCAAAGAACGACGCGATCGCTCGAATTTATCAGGCGGAAGCCGGCGCAGCGAATGGCTACAACGAGGTACTGGCGCGCCAGTGGTCATCAGCATCCCAGCTGGCCATCAACGCGGCGAATGTGAGCATCGAGCAGTTCAAGGCAGACTCCAGTTTGTACCTCTCGCAACGCGGGATGGTCATGGACGCAGCCAAGGTGGGGGCAACAGTCTCCTCCCAGATGGGTGCAGCGGCTATCTCCGCGAACAACTTCTCGACGTCGTTCTCTACGTCCAACTCGGCGTCCAACTCCGAGAGCAAGTCGGAAAGCGACTCTACGTCTCGGTCGACGTCTAGCAACGTAAACCGTAATAGCTCGACGTCGGATGTCACCTCGAACACGTTCGCGAACTCGGTATCGGATAACAGGTCAACGAGCGACAGCACGAGCCGATCAAATAGCGTTGCGGACAGCAAATCGTACAACACGAGCCGGTCGACAAATGTAAACGACAATACTAACAACGCGTTGCACGGCGACGAGCAGAGAATTTACATCACTAACGTGTGAGGGAAAAATTATGGCAACTTTAGACGAAATAGTGCGCCCTTCCGGTGCTCCACCGGGTACAAGCCAAAAAGTTTTCGATCAGCAGCTGGGGCTGCTAGGTGCCGCGCCGGGCGTGGTCGCTGGTATGACACCAGATACTACCCCACCACCACTGGGTGCTCCATCTGTGGCGCCAATGGCTGCTCCGGCGATGACGGGTATGCAGGCAGCAGATACTTTAGGTGCTGTGGACTTGCAGGGATTGCGTCAGGGTCTAGGCGCTTACATGGATCAGACGCTGAGTGGTATCAACGACCCCGCTCTGCGGGCAAAATACCAAGGTATCCTGACCAACAGTTTCTCTAACCTGTATGGCCAAGGTGTGGATCAGGCACGTGTGCGTACCACTGCGTATCAGGCACCATCACAAGAGCTGTTGACTCGAGCACAGGCGTCTACCACGGCTACGACAGGGGATATGGCTCGTTTCGCGGCACCGGCAAACGTGGCGGCCAACCTCGCATCTGCAGCAAATCTAAATGCAGGCACAGCTGAGCAGGGTATCACTAACGTGGGCAAAACCGTCGATTTACTCAGTCGGCCCGGGGATGACTCACTCGTTTTCAATATGGCCACCGGTAGCACCGTGCCGGACTCCCTCACACAGCAACCCGGTGGCGATTACAACAGGGGTACACCTGTGCGTCGCAAACCGAGCGGTATCACCCCACTGCTGCAGTTCAACAACCTGCCGCCTATGAGTGCTTATACGCGGTACTAAGCAGACAGCGGACCGGGCGGTCCTTTCCTCCCTAGCCCGGTCTTGCTTAGTTGTGGGCGGCAGCGCTTTCTGAGGTCCTCCCAGTTACTACCTCAAGTTCTGTCGCCCCAGCGATCTCCGGGTGGCGCATGTTTACCGTGATGCACCACGACTGGACCTTCGCCAAAATTGTACCTTTACCCAGCACCTTCTTGATGCGTGGGTTTGCGACAACCCGATGCTCTTGGCCACGGGAGTCAAGCGATGGCCGGTTCAGCTCGTCCAGTACGCGGATCACGTTGGCCCCGATCTGCGCGCAGTAGTTTTTGAACGCGGAACGGTTTATGTGCATGACGCCATCTGGCTTGTGGTAATGCGCCAGCATGTCCCCTCGGGGTTCACGGCTCAGGTATGGTACCTGCTTCCCGCTCTGCTGCATGTCCTCCGTCACAGCGATACGCGAGTTGTACCGCTCGATGAAGTCCGTGAGCACAGCAACAGGGTTCGCATACTCGTCACGCACCACACCGCGCATCAGCGGGATTTGCCTATCAAAAAACCACGCCTCCATGGTCGCTATGTTGAAATCCAGCAGGCCAAGCTCGTTCGCGAGCTCCGTGGCGACCAGTGTGGCCGCTGCCGTGGCCGACCAAAAGCGCTCGCCCGTCCGAATGTCGGCGCGCTCGTCGACGTATTTCATCTTATCGTGGATGCGGGCCTCGATGGCCGCACGGTTTTTTATGACGTGCTCAATAAAAGCAGGTCCCACGTGCCCGTAGTTCTGCTTGAGTGCGCGGAGGTACTCATCCGCCTCGTACTTCTTGTGGATCGTGGTCTGAGGAAATGCGATCTCGAACACGCGCATAGACCCTGCGGTGCCGGCGGTGTTGTCCGTGGATAGGAGGCCGTGCAAGCTGCTGTTGGCCGTGGAGAGCATGATCGTGGACTTGTAGCCGTTGGACGTACCCTTGCGCTCCTGACGCTCTTTGCTGAGCCAGATACGCTGCGTGGGCTGGGTGATACCCATGACCATGTCTGCGGCGTGCGTAGGGTTCATGTGCGTGATCTCATCGACGCATAGAGGTAGGTTGGCCAATGTCGTCATACGCTGCTGCCGTGCGAGGGCGGTTGCGCCCTGATTGGTGCCGTTTAGCGTGAACTGCTCTGGGTTGCCCCACAGTGCAGCCGCTGTGTAAAGCGTTGTGGACTTGGACGCACCAGCGTCACCACTGGCGTTTACTACCACACCATGCTGCCCCGTAGCGTAGAACAATGGTGCCGCGAGGCTTGCCGCGACAAAGAACTGGTTCACAACGTAGCCGTCGTGACCGTAGAATTTTAGAAGCTGTGCCTGCTGACCAGCGTTACCCGCACGCCCCACGGTGTCTCCGGTGCCCCGCGCATTCCGCGATAGCGTGACAGGCTTTCTTGACCCGTCTGACTGGATGATGCCCTCCGGCAGAATGAACTGCTGGAAGTCTGCGGTCCAGCCGAGGTGGTCGCATTGCGCTTCCGCGTCGGCCAGCTTCTGGAGTTCTTTGATGTAAGCAACCATGTAATCCTGTAGCCTCTTGACGTTGGCGGGGTGTGGATAGACCCCTGCGTTGGCGAGCACGCCGGTCAGTGTGCGCATGTCGTAGAGGGCTGAGCCGTCTACCGTGAATTCGGTGGCACCTACACGTGGTAGCACAGCGCACCAGACTTGCTGCTCCCGCTCCTCGGTGACATTTACGATCCGCGAGATGGGATACAAGTCGACCTCGAGCACGGTGTCCTGCGTTTCAACACCTTCCTCGTCGCGGCTAACCCTCACAACACCACCGGTTTTCAGACGCAGGTAGGGCTGCGGTGCATCGGGTATCTTGCGCTCGATCATCTCATCACCGACAGCAACCGCAACCGTCGGTGCCTCGGCTTTATCGCGGTAGCGTGCAGCGACAACCGGGGACTTGACCTTATCCTTGAACGCGCACCCAGCACACAGATCGCCGCCTTCGCTCACCTCAGCGAGCTTGGCACACGTCGTTGGCCCGAGGCTCTGGCTTTCCAGCTGGTGGAGTTTATCCTCGGTCTGGTCGTAATCGTAGCTGGGGTGGCCACTTGAAATCTTATGGGCCGCGGCACGGCCGTTCGCAGCAAACCGCACTAGGTTCAGCGAGTGGTACCACTCAGGCTCCGCGACATTCCCTTTCAAAGTAGCAAGGCGGCGGACCTGCGCACATGCCGAGATCATAGCCCTCATGGTGACCGGCGGACCAGTGAACTCGTTGACAAGGTTGTTCTCAAACCCGAATTCTTTACCGAGGTCGACCGGCGGACGCAGGCGCGTGGTCACAAGGCTGATCTCGTGGTCGTCTATGATCTGATCGAGCAACGCGCCGAACGCGGCAGGCTCTAGCGGTGCGGGCGACGACAGAACCTTTACCGGACGCGGTGTACTTGTCTTGTGGTTGAACGTGCCCGCCACACGCAAAACACTGGCCGTGTCCGTAGTACGTGCAGGGTCAAACCTTAGATCAAAATGTGACGCGATAGCCTTTAGTTTTGCGGCTTCGACCAGCCAGTCGCTGGTGTCGATGTCGTCGGTGAGGACCCAGTACACGTGGAGGCCGCCACCGGAGGACGTAATCAAGGGCTTTGGTAAGCCCGTGCTCTGGCAGAAGCTACGTAGCGACGTCACTGCCTCGTCACGGCTACCGTAGTGGCGCGGGTCGTCGGGCTTCACGTCGAGATCAAAGAAAAACGCTTTCGCAGCCAGCATGTTAGTTTGTACACGTACTTCATACTTCCCGAGCTCACCCGTGCGTGGGTTGGTCTTGTCGGGGTTCCAAACCTTTGGCTGCTTGAGAGAGTGGACACCGTAAAATACATCTTTGGTGTCGGCGATCTGGCTCACATACTCAGCGGCGTCCTCGATGCTATCAAAGACTTTTTGCGCGTACGTGGTAATTTTTGTGCCGGGAATTGTGAAGGGCGTGGCGATGACGTAGTGGCCGCGGGTCGGCCAGATGTGAGATAGGAAATCGGCTGATGTCATGTGCACGCTCGCTTATTTTATGCGGATGGATATGGTGGTGATGCCCCACTCATGGGACATCACCGTAGCACAGGTCTAGGCATTTGTGGAGATGTTAGTCGTCGCTCCACTCGTCGAGCAGTGCCTCAACGTCGTCCGGTATTGCCGCAGCAGGTGCCGGCGTGGGTGCCGCAGCCTTGGGTGCCGCAGCCTTGGGTGCCGCAGCAGGTGCAGGTGCAGGTGCCGGAGCCGGAGCCGGAGCCGGAGCCGTAGACACGCCGTCAACGCCGTTCGGTGTGTATTCCCCGCCCAGTAGCGCCTTGACCTCGTCAGAGCCAACCGCAGGCTTAATGACTGCAACCTCGTCCGCACTGAGCCAGCGGTCTGGGGAGAAAAACAGCTTCGGGTACGCCACGTTGTTGTCGAACTTGATCTTGGTCACCACGAGTGCCGAGTGGCTCAGACCGTTGGACGCCAAATGGTCGCGGTAGTTGGAGAACGCCAACCAACCTTTTTTACCGTCTTCACCCTTCGCACCGTCTGCGTCCCAGTCACTGGTGATCGCGATCTTGAGGCGCAGTGGTACGCTGTCCAACTTACCTGCAGGGACCACAGCCAGCATACGGTGCTGCGAGCAGGCAGCGATGGCCTTACCTTGCTCTGTGATCTTCGAGCCCTTGGCAGACATCGGGCACGCCTTGCAGCCACCGCACTGCGGCTCAGCGACACTGGCGTGAGGCTTCTGACCGTCGTCGGACCAGCACTTCGGTGCAGCGATCTTGTTCGGGTCATACGCACCCTCGTAGTACGTGCGTCCGCGTGTTTTTGCCGCGTCAAGAATTACCACACGCATCGTCGACAGCGGTTCCTCGTCTCCGTCTTCGTTTACACGCGTCAGACTGCGCCGTTCGCCGTCGATACGCACGGACCAGACTTTACCCTCGTAGGTCAGTGAGTTTACACTGGACCGCTTCTCGAGGTTGTTTTCGCCAAATGCCTCCTGCAGGTGGGCTGGTACCTGTAGATTACCGGACTCAAAAATTGAAATCTCATTACTCATTGTCGTCTCCTTGGGGTTATGCGCGACGTACGCGAGCCACGTACTCACGGTGAACAGAGATGCCCGGTGGTACCTGACCCTCGTTGGCGTCCATGTATTCTTTTACGAAACCTTTTTTGACGCGCCGCTCGAGCGCCTCGAAAGTATCGTTCTCTTTGATCCAGCGATACAACGCATCCCAGTCGGACGCGCTCGGAAACATATTCTCTTGACGGTAGAACGTACCGGACGCCGTCCGGACACTCTCGGTGCCTGACTCCTGCATGAAGCGCAGCATCTCGACCTCGAGCCGCTCCTGCTTTTCCTTGAGTGCACCGTCCGCCTCGTTGAACTCATCGGCGAGCGCCTTGCGTGCCGCGCGCAGCTTGACGTAGGCGTTAGTTAGCTTCTCCGCATCCATCTGTTATACCTCATTGCTTGTGATCGACTCGTATAAGTCTAAGATGTTATCCTGTGTATCCTTCTTCTTGTCAACCATATTATATATCTTCCATTCGAGCTCGTGTGCGCCGATGCGTACGATCGTCATTTTGCGGGTCTGACCTGAGCGGTTGAAGCGCTCCGTCACCTGCTGGAACTCGTCGTTGGAGTAGATCGGGGCATAGAAAATGAGTGTGTCGGCCTCAGTCAGGTTGAGGCCGTGGGCCATGACCTTCGGGTGGCAGAGCAACAAGTGCGGGTCCGCAGTCGTTTTGAAGTTACGGATGATCTCGTCGCGTCGCTTGGCGGGGACATCGCCATTGAGCACGCCCACGCTATAGTCTTTGGCTAGGTGCTTCTCCAGTGACTTGATGATGCCTTTGAAGGGTACCACAACCAACACCTTCGCAGAGGCCCCTTGGATACACTGTCGCAGCGCGTCCAACCGTGGGCCGTACGGTAGCTCGAGGTAATTGCCGGTCTCTGTGTCCCGCACCGACCCGCAAAGTATCTGGCGGATTTTGTTGATCTTGTCGGCTGCGTTGGCCGCAGTGATCTTGGTGGATGCCGCCTCCGCTAACATATGACGGCGCATATTTTCCAGTGCCCGTTTCTGGTCTGGTGTCGGAGCCGCGGTCAGGTCGGTAACAGTGACGGGTGGCAGGTCGAGGCAATCTTTCTTCTTGAACCGCACCGCAGGCTGCAACGCCTTAAACGCCATCTCGTGGGCATCAGGCCGCGCTTCCCAGCGGTAAGGTCCGTACTGCACCATCGTCTGCCGTTTGAATTGGCCAAAAAACTGCGGGACTGTGGTCGGCTCCACCAATCGCGCCAGCGCCCATGCGTCGGTCGGTGCGTTTGGACACGGGGTTCCAGTGAGCAGCCAGCGCCGCCGCTTGCCGAGAATGCTGTGCAGCGCCTTGTACTTCTTCGTCTGCGCGTTGCGGAACATGCTGGCTTCGTCGACGACGATCACGTCAATGTCGGGATGGCTCCGGATGGCGTCGTTCACGTCGCTTATGACCACACCATCGTGGTTGAGGATATAAAAATCCACGTCAGCTTTTAATGCGGCGAGTCGTTTCTCACGTGTACCATGGACGATGATGCACCGGCGGTGCATCAGAACGTCGAATATGTCGTTCGCCCAGACGCGGTCGAGCGTGGACAACGGTGACAAGATCAAGACCTTACGCACTGCACCGATTGACATGAGGTAGTCCGCGGCCCAGAGGGTCGCAGCTGATTTACCGACACCCATCTCAGACAGGTTGAACGCGGCGTGCTGCATTGTCAGGAATTCAGCCATGTCGCGCTGGTGGTTGAACGGCTTGTACTTTCCCGGCCAGTCGTAGCGGCTGTGGATCGGTGCTGGTGCGTCGATGCCAAGGGATCGTAATGCACGCGTATTATTTTCGTCGTGCTTTACAGCGATGTTGTAAGTGCCGTGGGGTATCAGCTTCGCGTTGCTGACTGCGTGCTGTACTGCGGTCACGTCGTCTACCGCCAGCACCAGACTATTCGTCCGCGGGTGTACTATCATTGTCTATCCGTTTTACAGTTGCTCAAGGTGTTTTACAGTACGGCTCAGTGCACATAGGTACTAGGCGATACACCGTAGAGCATACGCTCAATCTCGGCATCGCGCAAGTATAAATCCCTTACACAATGATTACATATGTAATTACCTGTTATACTTGAACCGATTAGCCGATTGAGGTCGTGCGGTGGTGTGCCGCAGAACTCGCAGACGGGCAAATCATCCTCCTCTTCGTCCGTCATGGTAGCTCTTGAGTCATCACGCGCATACAGTCGATCAGCAACGCGCCAGCTTCATCCGGTGGTACCTGCTTCTTGCTCACGTAGTCCACCGACTGGTCAAACGCCTCGAGCCACTGACGTAAAACGTCAACACGTTCCTCGTTGACGACGAAACCAAAGCAGCCTTCGGTCTGAATTGAAGTAAGGAACGCGATCTGGTTCGCGGTGGGTTTGTTCTTGTTGGCCTTGGTCTCCACACCCAGAAACACACCGGCCTTTACGGCGCAGAAATCAGACACGCCGGACTTCCCGTAGCCGTTGGCAGCGGGCATCCACCAGAACCAATTGTGTTTGTTGAGTAGGTTCTTCACCTGACGCTTGACGTCTTTCTCTGTCGTAAACTTCGCCATTATTTCTTCCTCTTCGGCTTCCAGAATTCACAGCTGGTCACAGGGCACCAACCATTGCACAGCCCACTGGGGCGGGGCTGCCAGATGTCCTGCTTAAACGCTTGGACGTACTGTTTTAGATCAGGTGCGAACTTACCCCACATGCGAGGTATCTGACTTCTGTCGTAAGTCTCCTCGGTCGTAGACTTTGTTTTTGTCCAGTAGAATTGTGCCGTGACGTAATTTACCTGTGGGAACTCGATGAACGTGTGCAGTGCAAACAGCTGGAGCTGCTCGAACTTGCTGTGGGGCTTACCTGTCTTGTAGTCCACCAGCAGTGCGGAGTCGTCGTGCACCAGTGAGAAGTCGATGATCCCGCGCATCCAGACGGTCTTGTCAAAAAAGCTGCACGGCTGTCGCTGGGTGTTCAAGGCGATCCGACGCTCCGTGTACTTCTCGCCCTCGTAGTCGTCGAGCTCACGCATGAGTGGTTCGTGTTCCTCGAGATAGTCCGGTAGCGGCGTGCCGTCCTTCTGCCGGAGCTCAAAGCATTTGTGAACTTTGTTGCCCCAGATCATGGCGTCTGATGGTTGCTCCTGCACCGTCTTGGCCACGCGCTTGGCGTGGAATGCCTTCGGGCAGTTCTTGAAGTCGTCGAGGGAGCTGTAGCTCCAAGCCATGGGTTTCATGGTGTGTCCTTATTATTTCACGAACGCGCCGATGCGCCCGTGGATGTCGGGATGGTGCCGGTAGGTGTAGCCGCGCGGAGGTGTGGTATCCTCACCTACCCACACGGGGATGAAGTGCTTGATGTCGTCATTGAAGTCAGGGTTCTCACGCAGGTGCACCTCAATGAGCTTATCGCCGATGAACTCGCAGTTCATTTTTGGGTGACGCGTCACGAAATCCCAAAGGAACGACGGGAGCTTTATCTGGTGGTCCATTACGCGCCACTCGCGCCAGCGAGTGAAGGTATCTGGGTCCTTGATCCCTTCGGTGCAGCGCACCTGTTGCCCGATATAGTAGTCCACGCTGTAGTGGGTGCCCTCGAAGAACTCACACCAGAAGTGCCCCACTGGTAGATCGTCGGTGCTTTTGTCCAGTGTCGCCTTGTGTGCCCCGAGGCCAAGGCCCAGCGCGTTCACGCAGGGCCTCACGATATAATCACCGGCCGTCGGTACATCCATCCCTACCGGCCCGCACGTGTAACGCATGTACCGGCTAAGAATGAGCTTATCCATAACCCACAGGTCTCCGGGCGACGCGGTCTGCCACACGCGCTCCTCCGCGCAACTGACGAGGCTCACGTTCAAACCTCTAAGTTGAGATGTGCGAGTATCTTCTGGAGGTGCATCGCCTGACTGATCGCATCATCCACCGCAGCGTGGTAAGTACCAACGCGTTCCAACTTAATACTAGGGGCGAGGCTCTTGACGGTGCGGTAGCAGCGATCGTGCCAGAACGCCCACGGTGTTTCCATGTTGGCCTTCTCAAAATAGGCTTTCAGCAACTCGTTGTCGAACGCGGCGCTATTTCCCCACACAGGCAACGAGTCAAAGCCGAACCAAGTGCGGAAGTGGTCGAGCGCCGTCCCGACGTCTAACCAGTTGTCTTTGTTTTTTAACAGCTGTGCACGGGCCTCGGCTCGCTCTGGGTGGAGCCACCATCCGATGGTACTCGCGCTCATCTCGAACCCTGCTTTTTCTGAGTTCACGGGGTCGATAAAGATTTCGATCGAGTCCTCGATACCGGTCTTCGCGGGGTCGAATTTGACCGCACCGATGGACAAAATAATCGAGCCTTTGTCAGTCCCAAGGGTCTCTAGATCGAGCATTATGTGTGTGGGCATTTGTTCCTCCTATACCATACTACCGTCAGGTTTGCGTTTATAGCTGCGGTTCTTCGACGGCGAAGTCGCCTCAGCATTTTTGGTGGTGTTGCTGCCACCCTTTGACAGGGGCTTCTTGTGGTTCACATCTTGTCCGGGTTTTACCATGCCCATCTTGAGCATCTCGCGCCGCAACCGCATCCGCTTGGCACCTCCGGAATTGCTACCTGTACCTTGCTCACCCCGATCTTTAGACGTGGCGTACTCCTGCGCGTAGTCGCGCTCATAGTTCTTGCTACTTGGCATCCTGAGTCTCCTTGCGTAACACGTAGCCCATGCGCTTAAATGTATCCGCGTCAAATTTCTCGCTGAACTCAGCATTGGGCCCTTGAAGCCTAATCATACCAGTTTTCTTGTCGTACCGCACCACCTCGTAGGAACGGCCAGTCCGTTTGTTATGCAGTATCAGCTTATCCAAAGTCGTATTCCTCTAAGTCGCCCCAGTTTGATCCGTGCTTGCAGTCCCACGGGAGCGGGATAGGCGGGGTAAACCCCCACACCTTTTTGTACGGCATGTTGTCGAGCAGGGCTCTGATCTCGTGGGCGGCCTTCTCTACCTTGTCCGTGGGTATGAACATGTAGATGCCGTCGTGCAGGTCCCAACCGAACCGGCCACCGACGCTCGGTAGATAATCCCGCAGCAATGACATGGCCAAATACTTCTGGTCAGCCCCCGTACCTTGAATGCGGTAGTTGATCGCGGTCGAGCCCATCGACCAACCGTAGTCACCATCCCACTCGCCCACTACTTTGACTCGCCGACCAGCAAATGTCTCGACGTACCCGCTCTGGCGCGTCATGGAGATTTGACGACCCCAATACTGACCCACCTGCGGGTAACTCGCACGGTATGTGGCGTGAATATGCACCGCGTCAGGCAGGCTCATGTCCATCCCGTACTGTACTCGAGAAACGACGCGTAATTTTTTAGCCGATGTGCGGTACTGGAGGCTCAGGTTCGCCACTTTGCCTAGCTGGCGCTTGTTCTTTGCGTCCTTGTCACCTGCGCGCACTGCGGCCACAACCTCGCGATAATCTTTGGATGCGATCCGCGCCCCCATGAAGCCATGGGGGTCCTCGCCCGGCTGGCATAGGCTGAGCATCGTCTCGTCGTTAGATGCGATGGCCATCCAGCGAAACTCTTGCCCCGCGGCGTCGAACTCCATCAGTGTGTACCCCTCTGGGGCACGGATAACCGACCGGAACTCAGCAGCCCGCTTCATCTGGTGCAGCGCAAACCCTGTCTGGCGGGCATCCTTGTTCCGCCCTTGCTTGGACGCATAGGTCAGACGGCCACTGTAGGTACCGAACACGATGGCGCTCGGGTGCGTGTTCCCGTCGCCATTGTACTCAGCCGATATAAGTGGGGCGGAGGCGAACTTCGTTTTGTTGTTGAGTGCCTCGCGGTACGACCGCAGCTTAGCCACACGGTTGTCGATGAACGACAGCTCGTGCAGCACCTCTTTGTCAGTGGATCGCGACCGATTACCGGTTTTCTTTGACACGTTTTCTTTTTGTACTGGTAGGCCCCACTCGTCGAAGATCAGCTTGGACAGCTGGATCGGTGAGCGGATTACCTTCTCGGTGACCCCGTGAGGCTCCAGCTCCTCCAGCAAGGCGTCAGCGGCCATGTCTAGATTTTCGGCCAGCTGTGTCGTATGCCCCACGTCCACAGGCATACCGTCGAGGTTTGCTTTCGCGATCATGGGTAGGCAGCGCGCCTCGATCAGGGCTGCATTCAGCTGACGTGGGTCGTTCCGCTCCAAGCGCTCATAGAGCGCCTTGGTGATTGCGGCGGTGAACAGAACATCACGCTCGTTGTACTTATGTAGCCGTGCGAGGTCGTCGGGGTCCGTGCTGTGGAAGTCCACACCTTCCTCGTATCCCGCGTACTTGGGCAGGAATACGGCGACAGCATTCTTGAGGCTGTACGATCTCTTCTTGAACCGGTCAGTGATGTGGTACTCTGGCTCAATGTCAAGATGGCGCCACAAGAGCAGCCCGTCTAACCACGAACACTGCATCACCAAGTCCTCCAGCCCGTAAGCGATCAGCCACGAGATGTCGAACGCCGTGTTCCAGCCAATGATGGTGCGCTTCTCAGCAATGGCAAACTCGAGCATCTCACGCATCGTGTCGACCGTAGGGCTCAAGCCGCCGTGCAGGCGTGTCTTACCATCTACAGACGCAGACCAGACAAAACTGGTGGCCCACGCCGAACCTTGTGCCAGCCGCCATGGTTGCAACGCGTACTCAGGTAGCTCACCTGATGTTTCAAAGTCGAACGCAAGGTATTCGTTATCATTCCACATGGGTGAAAACCTCCGGTCAGCGCCGAGACGCTGTTATTTCGTGTTATAATTTTTTGGTGGTGCTAGTCGGCTTTGCCTTTGGCCTTGGTCAGCTTCTTCTTAGACTTAGGCCAGCCGAGGCGCATCTGGGCATACGCGCTGTCAGAGACAGTGCTCTTGGATTTCGGGCGACTCTTACCCTCTGCCTTACGCTTGTTGATGTTCCGAACCAACGACATTTCTTACGCCTCCCGCCAAACACCTACGCCGAGAGTCGCGCCCTCGTCATCTTCCGTGCAAAGTTGCCACTCACCGTCCGCGTCCCGCGCCATATGCACTAGACGTGTGGCGAACTTACGCTCGAGCTTACGGCCAACTGCGGATGCGTGCGTGGTCATGTTGTTCTTGTCACGGCCGGGGATGAAGAACATCTCACCGATGTCCATGGACTCGAACGGGTACTTCCTCCGACGGCCACGGTGCTTGCGGTTCGCCGCCGCTGACGGCAGCGGTACGTTTTTTATAACAGTATGCATGTGTTTCTCCAGTGTTATGTAGGCAACATAACCTCTAATATCTAAGGTGTAAAGTCTGCTGTCCGTTAACCTCGACCAAGTTTACGTCTGCCTCCCGTAGCTGGGCCAGTGCGAAAGCGTAGTCGGCCGCCCAGCGTGACAAGAATTCCTTGGTCGGCTTCGGCCAAACCACGTGCTTGATGCCTGCTTGTATTACCTGTGCCGCGCACTGAGAGCAGCACGCATGGGTCACCACCAATGTGCACCCGCCCAGTGGGGTGGTGGCAAATAGTATCGCGTTTTTCTCAGCGTGCAGCGTGAGCTTTAGCTTGGTGTCTCGGTCCGCCAGTCGCTCAGGGGTGTCATTGATGCCGCGCGCAAAGCCGTTGTATCCCGCCGAGACGATCCGTCTGTTCTCGTCAAAGATAACTGCGCCAACCTTTGTACTCGGGTCTTTGCTTAGTAACGCGACATGTTTTGCCATACCGATAGCCCAGTCGCGGAGGTGTTCGGTGTTCAGTGGGTTACTCATAGCCCCATCTCCTCTGCATACGCATCTCGCACAAAAGTGGTTAGAAGCTCTGCCAGCGACATGTCGCGTGGCAGTTGATCCAGCAGCCACAACAATTCGTCTTCGCTCAAGCCGCTAAGAACCTTCTTGATGCTGCCACGGTCAGACTCATTTTCCTTCAAGAACAACGTCACTTGGTCGTGGCGATTCATTGTAGGCTTTGGCGGCAACAGGCCCAGTTCGCGGGCTTTGGTTATACGAGTGCCGACCCAATTTCTGTTTCTATCAAGTGCCTCCCCGATCTGAATGTTGCTCATGCCCTGCGCTCGCAACTTTGCGACCGCCGCTGCACCTTCTGTCTTGCTCATGTACTTCATTCCCCCAACCCCTCCGTTACACGCGCCACCGGGCGCATGGATGTGAAGCTATCGAGGCAATAGCCGTCGGCCTCTGCGCCATCGACTGCTGCCATCGTCAGCATGATGTCAATGTGATTGGCGCATGTTAGCTGCGTTGTGGTGACTTCGTAGTATCCGGTGGGCATCGTGGCCCCCGATACCGTGATGATTGTCAGGACTGTTGATAGTATCGTCATTATTTGTCTCCTTGTAAAAGTTTCAGTTCAGCAGCCTCAGCAGCATCACAAGCAGCAGCGTAAGTAGCATCAGCATCAGCATAAACAGCAGCATACGCAGCAGCATACGCAGCCTCAGCCGCACCACAAGCAGCAGCATGAGCAGCAGCATAAGCAGCGTCAGCAGCCTTTAGTTCTTCAAGTTTACTTGTCATTTGATTTCATCCTTGTAAACGTATCAGTTCAGCCTCATACGCATCAGCAGCAGCATCATAAGCATCCCAAGCAGCACTAGCAGCATTAGCAGCAGCATCATCACGAGCTTCAAAAGCATCAGCATAAGCATAAGCCTCGTAAGCATCGTAAGCAGCCTCACGGGCAGCTTTGAGTTCTTCAAGTTTACTTGCGTTCATCGGTTATTCTCCCTTTCCGTGATCCAGCAGGAACCTGATCGGTGCGTTTTTGATTTCGACTGTTTCGGCTTTGCTTGCTTCGTATAGTTCTTGCAGGCGTTGCACCTGACGCTGGGCAATCTCGGCCAATGCCTTGATCTCCTCTGCGTCCTGCCTTGCTGTGCTGTGTCGCTTAGCATCGAGCCGCATGATCTCTGCCTTGCGCTCGATACGATTGAGTGCTGCGGTGAGCGTTGCTCCCTTCATTCTCCTTGCTCCTCTTTGCTTTGTGTTGGCTTATCGTTGATACCAATGTCTCGCGCCTCAAACGCCACGAGGAACGCTATGCAAGCCGCGGCGTGCCATGTGTGCGGTAGGCCTGACTCTGGGTCAAACTCCTCACCCGACCACCAAGCCGCCATGTGGCGACGCAGCGCTGCGTAGGGGCGGCCCCACGCCATGCCGAGCTCCCAGTTACGGTCTCCGTACTTCTCCGCGCCGAACGTCAGGACTGTCGCGATCGCCTCCTCAACCTCTGGCGGGGTTAAATCGTAACGCGGTTTACCTGAGTCAAACTTTATGCCTTCTGTCATGTTGTCTCCTAAAACGGGGGCTCGACCCCAAGATCGGACGGCTTCCAGCTCTTAAAAAATTCTGGGTGCAGACCTAAAGTTTCTATGAATAGCTCGATTGATGTGCTACCCTTTGCGCGAGAGCCTCCCTTGTGCTCCCGCTTTACCGCCTGACTTGAGGGTTGCTTCGGCAACCCTCTTTTTTTATTTCGGTACATTATTCCGGTTCCCACTCCGCTACGTCGGCAAGATCAGGGCTGCATGTGTACCACACCTTAGAGCGCCCTCGGTTGTGCGCACGCTCCATTGTGAACCGCGCGCATTTCCCTGCCCTAAAAAAGTCGTCCGTCTGGGTGATGAACGCGTGTAAGAGCTCGGTGTGCTCCTTTAGTGAAGCCCCACCGGTGTACTCGTGAAAGAGTTCGCCGGCCGTCCACACACCATTGTTTGATAACGTGCGCTCGATGAAGGCACGCACCGCGACATGGCTCGGGTCTTCGATCCGCTTTAGTCCGGTCACCATATACGGTGTATGGTCGCGACGGTTCTCGAGTGGATTTTCCGTGACTGTTGCTTGAAAGATGTCGCCGACGGTGCCGTGCGCGGCAAGCATGACGCGTGGCGGTATGAAGCACGACTCACCTGTACCCTCGACGATACCGAAACCGGTTCCCGTTGTCTCGAGTTGGCTGCTGATGCTGATAGTGACTGTGTTTTGTTCTAACATGATGACCTCTCTGGTGGCGCAATATAGTAGTGACACGTTGTAGATGGTTCAGCTGGGCTGCGTCTCATAGGATGTGTTCTCCGTTGCCCCAACATGCCGCGGTTCCTTTCTCAAATGACTTGATCTCCATATCGTCAGAGAACCCGCAGTCTTGACAAGTAAAGGTGATGACAACAGCGTGACCACCATTCCCCGATGGGTTGCGTGCGAACAGGTCGGGCTGGGCGTTTACCAATACGCTGCCGGTCCGCAGCTCGATGACGGCGACACGAATGTCGCCGCCCTCATCTCTCGAGTAAGTCTTTACTCGTTCTTTTTTAAGGCGCGGCTCGCCGCACTCCGCGCAGTAAATCTTGGTCATCAGTTGATCTCCTTATCCGAAGGCGGCCATGAAGCCGTCCATTGTGTCCATGATCCGCTTGGCCTCGCCTGATACCTCCCGGCGCAGGTCCTCGTCGTCACGCAGCTCGACGGGGTCGAGGTCTGCTAGGTGGTGCATGATGTCAATCCGAATGGACTCGAGGTCTGGATCGTCCAGCACATTGAGCGCGGGCAGGACCTCAACGATCTCACGCAGGTTGTCGATGGTTGCCCGCTTGAACTTGCTATCCTCGTCGGCCATGCGCGCGTGGAAGTGTGTCAGCGTCTTGGACAGTCGATCCCAGACCTCACGCATCGCACCATGGATGCGGTCGTTGACTTTGCGCTCGATGCTCTGACGCACGTGGTCGACGTACTTTTTGTCCATGTCGACACGGAAGTCGCCAGCGTCACCGACAGGCTCGAAGTCGAGGCGGACACGATACATGCCGCGCAGCTCCGACTGGGCTGGGTAGTCATCTGGGTTGAACACTTCACCCATGCGGAACTCCGCACGGTCACGCTCGACAGGGTAGTCGACGGTGATGAACTTCTCGATCGCCGCCTCGGCCTTCGTGACCAGTGCCTCGTGCTCCTCGATGAACGTGGCGAACAGCTTGCGAGTGAGCAGACGGCCACCGGTGTCATGCCAAGGCAGTGTGTTCTTGTGGAAGTGCTTGCGGATCGTGGTGAGCGATGAGTTTACATCACGCAAAACTTTGCTGGGCATGAGGCGCTTGTTGACGTTGGTCGCATCCTCGTCAGCGTGGTGCGTGAGTGCAACAGAGCGGCCAAGCTCAGCGTCACGTGCAAAGCCGTACCAGCGGCCGATGGACAGATCAACGATCATACATTCTTTAGTGATAGACATAGGTAGTCTCCTGATGTTTTGTGACACGTGTCACAGATTGTAAATCATGTGAGTCGCAGCGATGGCTGCATCCTCGGTGGGGTAAACTCTGGACTCACCCACGAGCAGGTCAGTGCCGTCGGTAGTCAGCAGCTCGAACATGTCGATGGACAGATACTCGTTACTGTAGGTGTTGCGCACGATGGCGTATCGGCACTGGTTGGGGCGGCGCTGAAAGATGTCGGTGAGAGAGCTCGCACCCTCGTCACCGCAGAAGTAAAAGCCGCCGTTGGCGCACACGAACGCACGCAGCACGAACGTGTTATGGTCGACGTCAGTAGTCATACACGCACCACCTGACCGATGGGTACGTCAATGTCCGTGGTGCAGCACACGATCAACGGATACGCTGGCTCAACAGGCCATGGTGTGTAGCCGTCAGTGACCATGACCGCCACGACTGGTTCGTACTGCTCGACGTGAGCGATGGGCACACGCATGTCAGTGCCGCCGTAACCCACAGGCTTGAGGGCGATGGGCTCACCTACCTCGAACACCTGCTCGCCTTTGACCTCGGTGTCTGCCCAGACCACGCGGATACGCTCGGGCTGCATGATGTCGGCGATGGCGCTAACTTCTGACGCGATACGATTTATGTCGTGCTCGGTGATAGAGCCCGAGGTGTCGCCGATAACCACGATCTCGCCCATACGCTGGTTGTGGCGCGTGGGTAGGTAGACAGAGCCGAACCGACGGTTGCGACGTGACCATGTCTCGTCGTCGTTGGTGTTACGCGTCATGTAGTCACGCAGTAGCTCGTGCCATGGTGCAGCTGGGTCGAGTATCTCGGACACTGCACGCTCGAGAGAGCCGGACAGCTTGCCAGCCATACGCGCCATGTTGGCGGCTTGGGCTACCTGCTGGTCGATCTGCTGGCTACGCGCAGCTTGCTCGCTGGGTGACATGTCAGCTGGGTCCATGAGGTCGGACGCGAGGCCGCCGCCAATCTGGTCGTCGTCACCGGGTTGACCTTGGCCCTGACCGCTGCCGTCTTTGTCCTTGTCCTTGTCCTTGTCTTGGATCAGCTCGTCATAGACGATCTCGGCACCTCGGTTGGAGTAGTTCTTGTCGAGCAGCCCACCCGTAGGCATCGTTAAGCCTTGCTCGACAAGGATCGCATTGATCTGGTAGTCAGTGGCATAGTTCCACACGAGCCGGTCGCGAGACTGCGCACGCAGGCCATGCTTGAATGCGATGTGCAGGACCTCGTGGGCAAGCACAAAGATTACCTCGTCATCAGTTAGCTTGGCGAAGAAGTCAGGGTTGTAGAAGATGCTGCGCATGTCGGTCGCAGCGGTGGGTACACTGCTCGTCTCGACCAGAGGGCTGGTCATAAGCAGCGTCCCGAAGAACGGCTGCTTGAGTAGAACACGTGAGCGGAGTTTAGATAGACGATCCATAGTTACCTCATTCGGTTTTGTGACACGTGTCACAGATTACTGGAACACGGCGCGATACTGCGTCGAGAAGCTCATAAACTGGTCAGTCGTAAACAATGCCTCGTCACGTTTTACGGCAAGCTGCCATGCCATGACGACATACTCGGGTGACAGGCGCTGCAAGAAGGTGAACAGCTGTGGCGCGTTGTCGACCGTCAGCGCACCGGACACGCTGATAGCGACAGCGTATGTCATGGATAGATCGTCGGGCAGGTCGACACCCTTGGGGTCAGCGATGATGTCCTTGATCGGGATCATAGACTGCCACACGTCAGCGAAGCCGGCGAACTCGGCAGCCGGACCCTCGCCGATGGCACCGACGATGGCGGTATGCTTGACAGCGGCAGGCATACCGGAGGCGTAGTAGCGCAAGGCTTTGACCCATGAGCGTGGTGTCGCGAAGGCCTTGTCTGGCTTGGTCGGGTCGAACGTGGACAGCAGCGGCTTGCGGAACTGTAGGAAGGCCACACCGATGGCGGGTAGGCCAGCGCGCTGGGCATACTCGCAGAAGCTATCGACGTCGACACCGATCTCGGCGTGCGTGAAGCGGTTGGCAAGTGGTGTGGGCATACGGTTGGTGACGCCACGGTCAGACTCGCGGTTACCTGCGGCGATGACGACGACGTTAGACATGAGCTGGTGCTCGCCGACAGCACGATCGTTGATAAGCTGGTAGGCGACAGCTGCAACAGCGGGTGCAGCTGAGTTGATCTCGTCAAGGAACAGGAAGATCGGCTTGTCTGGGTCGTCGCTGAATGCTGGGTTGCCCTCGAACGGTAGCGTGCTCGGCGCCTGCCAGACAGTGAGGCCGTTGGCATGTGGCACAGGGATACCGCGCAGGTCTACGCTGTCATACTGGCTAAGGCGAATGTCGACCAGTGCGCCGTCGTAGTCGCTGCACACTTGGGCAATGCACTCGGACTTGCCTACGCCGGGCTGACCCCAGAACATGATAGGCTCACGCATCTCGACAGCGACGTGCTTGATAAGTGACTTGGCTTCATTGATGTTGATGACTTGCATTGTAGTCTCCGTATGTTTGTGAGTTTGTGACACGTGTCACAAATTGGATTGTTGTCGTTACTATTGATGTAACATATACACTATAACATAACTGCTAGGGTACGTCAAGCATAATGTTTTACGCGTTACCAAGTAAGATAAGGTAGCCGTTCCTCCGTTCGCTGGTTGATGGTTTTGAAGGCTATGAGACGCCACCGGTCTTGTGGTGTCAGGTCGTTGAACGATTGCTTGAGATACGTGCCCAGCTCTTTCGGTTGCGTCGACCAGTGTGTGTAACGCACCCCCGACCCACCGCAGATGTTATCCAGTGCGGTTCGTTGGTCTGCGGTAAGCCAATAATCTTTGTGCTCGGGCACGTAGAGTTCTTTCATACGCGCCCACGCTTTGGACGCCGCTCGCAGCTGGCGCAGGTGTGCTCGTTCCTCGGTGGTATATTTGGTCGGTGATGTGTGACGGATGGTATTGCCCCGCGGCTTGGCTTTAGGACCGGTATAGTAGACACCACCCCTCCGACGGATATGCGCCGGTACGCTAGGGCTATGCAGCGTCGACGACGTGAGCATGAAACCCACGACCATGCGGTGGTCGAGGTCGAACCAGATTTCTTGGCTCTGGGACGCACCTCGAATCGTAAGGTTCAAGCCTGACTGCGTGATCTCTTCGCCCTGTGGTGTGCGCAGAGGTGCGCCGTCGATCAGGTCGGACAGGATGTCGAGGCGGGCCGTCGATACTACCCCTGCACGGAGCCCTGCTTTCTCACCCATGTCGGGTCGCGTCAGGCGACCAGAGCCGGCGGTGGCGGAACACTCCCCTGTCTCGAATGTTACGACACGATCGTTCAACTCCGACACATGGAACAGACCGAACCGGTCCCAGTTTAAATTCCGGTGAGCACGCAGCTCAGGGACAGACATGATTTTCATTGGTATCTCCTTCGATTATTTTGTGACACGTGTCACAGATTGAGGGTGCATCAGAAAAAGTCGTGGCTTGCGACCTCGAGGTTCTCACTCTTTTGCATACGTGACATGTGGTTGTAGTCGGTGGCGTAGGCGACCTCGTCGAACCGTATGGCGTCTACCTCGTGCTTGATAATGCCCATGAGTCTCGCCCGGTTCACCTTCGCTGACAGGTCGTGCCGAGCCAGTCGCAGCGCGACCTCTGGCCAGCCTGTTCTGGGGCCACGGAGTAACTTGAGCAGCTCAGAGCCTTGGAGGCTGTGGTCGATACCCATCGCGTGTGCCAATGCTAGGTAGGTGGAGTAGTCAAGCCCGCGATCCCAGTGCCGTTGGTTTTTGGAAAGGTCCTTGAGCTCTATGTACGACACAAAGAAATCCATGAACTCACTGAGGTTGTGCTCTTTATAGCCCTCCGACGCGATCTTCCTATCCGTACGGTAGTGGCGCCACGGGACGACGGCAGGCGAGTTCTCGTCGATCGACCAGTAGAAATCCACAGGGTCCATAGTCAGCATGACATAAGACCCGCTCAGCTTATAGAGCCGCGCCTTCTCAACCGTAGCCGTAATAAGCCGAAGCACCGAGCAGTGCGCTGACACATCGACCGCAGCAGGCGTTAACGCGTTGATAAACGTAACAGTCGAAACGGACGGATACATGCTGAGCACGACGCGCGGCACGCCATCGGCGTCGACAGGGTAGTAGCGCACGCAGTCGGTCTGGTGCAGCTGGAACACGACACTACCATCGGCCTCGATACGCACGGTCTTAGGGTTGTTACCAGACCGACGACCCAGTGGGCGAGGTGCATCGCTGGCATAGCCACGCAGAGGTGTGATCCCGTCATAGATGTCACGCGCAGAGCGGTGGCTGTAGACGCTTGGAAGGTCAGCAGAGTTAATTGAAAAGGCCATTGAAGTCTCCGTAGGTTTTGATTGAGATTGAGTGAGTGTTTTGTGACACGTGTCACAGATTACTGGGGCGACGATCGGTGCGCTCATACACCACGGTCACATCGAAGCTGTCATACTGGTGGCGATACACCTTGAGCACAGCGCGGTAGCCGCTGTTCATATCCACACGCTGGATGCAGCTATCCAGTGAACGCTGAACAGCCTCGTCGCAAAACGAAATCGGATGGACAACATTGGTACCCACGTCACGCAGAATGATGAACATCACGTCATCCACGTCCAAGCGGGCCATCGCACCCGCGTCCCACAGTAGGTCGCTGTAGTACATATACTTGTGGTCGAAGAATGGGATCGCCACCTTGGCCAGCTTGTCAAAGGCATTGCGGAACGCGTCATTACGCACGTCACTGGCCTCATAGGTCGGGTGCTTGGGCTGCCACTCGTGGTCGATCTGGTTCTGTGTTGTCGTGCTAAGCATGGTCGTCTCCATGTACTGGTTGGTGTTGGTTATTCTGTGACACGTGTCACAAATCAGGCTGTCTCCGGGGCCACGTCGATCGTCCACAGGTCATCTTCCCATGCGAGGCATTCACGACTGTGAAAGTATGTGTCCGGTGGGCACAAATCAGGGCGCACCATGCGCAGATCACCACGCCAAGATGCGAGTGGAAAAACAGGATGCGTAGGTGCGTCCAACGTCAGGCGGTTAAGAATACTATCAAACATAGCATGTCCTTTCATGCGAGTTACAAGGGTGTGGTCTGTGACACGTGTCACAAAACCGTAGGTTAGTCGGTCAAGTTATCGACCTTACTAATACAGTATCATACTTAAAACCTTACGTCAATAGTAAAGTTTTACACGAAAAAACTAAGAATAAGGAAATACGCGTGTCAGAATACACACACATCAGGCTGCGTGGCACGTAAGCCATTGAAAACATTGCCACTAGTCCAACTTTTTGGGGGAGTAGTCCAGATGGGGTTTGGCTAAGTCCTTGAAAACATTGGCACTAGTCCAAGCTACGATATGTAGGGTTATAAAAAGGGGGTCTGCAAGCCATTGAAAACATTGCCACTAGTCCAAATAGTCCACTTTTTTGGGATTTTGGGAGCAGAGAGAGACCATATTTAGGGGAGGGTTAATTTATACGCAAAAAAGAATAGTCCAGAGAAGCTGTCTGGTTATATATATCTTCAAATGAGTGGACTAGTTGGACTATTTGGACTAGAGCCTTTAATATCAATGGGTTACGACCCCCCCAAATAGTCCACTCTACTTATAGGTGTGGTGTTGTTTGGACTAGTGCTAATGATTTCAATGACTTAGGTTTTTGAATTTGGACTAGTGCTAATGTTTTCAATGACTTAGCGGCGATGCCTCTCAAACCACTGGTTTATAAGGGTTTTTTAGTTATTTTGTGACACGTGTCACAGAAACTGCGTACGCGGTTGTATTGCAGATAGGTATTGACATTGTGGCATTCGGTTGGTAAGACACTGTCGTGTCTTACCAGAATCAGTACGAAATAACACGTTACGGTTCGATAGACCAAACCATCCATCAAACTACTATATCGCAAAACATCTGAGAAAAGATGTCGCGTTGTGTCTTGACATTGTGGCATCCGGTTGATAAGACACTGTCGTGTCTTATCGAAAACTTACGGTTTAAGACCTTGCACCCCTTACCACGTATTCTGTGACACGTGTCACAAAAAAGCCCCGCAGCTTTCGCTCCGGGGCTCATGTCGTTTAGATGTGAAGGCGGTTTACTTTTTGCTGGCGAAGGCCTTGATCTCGCGCATCAGTACCGCTGGCATTACCTTGGCGTTTTTGTTCGCGTAGGCCAGTAGGAAAGCCGCAGCTTCAGCTGGCGTCACAGCTGGCGGTATCATCGTGGCTGTGGGTTTGGGTGTAGCGGGTGCCGTGGGTACAGTAGGCGTGCGAGCCCCGCCACGCGCATCGTTGGCCTTTACACCCGCATCGTCGCGTGCCCGCTGACGGATTTTTCTTGCGAGTGCCAGCGCGGCCTTTTGTGCGTCGGTGCGTTTAGCCCCGCGCTTCATGGCCTTGGTCACGGCCGCGTCGGACCGCATGTTGCAGCGCTTCTTAAAAAATACGCGGTCGAATTCTGCTTCTTGCGCAGGCGTCAGCTTGCCGCCGTTGCCCTTGATGAAGTTGGCCAGATCAAGCCGCGATGTGGTGATCTTGTTTTCGGAGTCGGCGAAGTTGAAAGCGATTTTTGCGATGGTTGTCATTTTGTCATTCCTTTGACTTGAGTTTTGTTATGTAGATCATTTGCTACAAGACCTTTATCGCATGTTCTCAAACATAGGTCAATAAAAAAGAACACGTCAAAAGTTATTTGTTTTGTGACACGTGTCACAAAATGGGCAGGTCAAACCATGCGCGGGTCGGACCGGGACCATCCATCAAACTACTATATTGATAGGGCAAGGACGCTCAGCGAATACGATCGGCTGGTGCGAGGCGAGCATGATCCATCCATCAAACTACTATATTGACGGTGCGGGATCGGATCGGAAGATATGACACGCGCAAAGAAAAACCCCGCGCCTTGCGGCACGGGGTGAGGTTCACGGTGTGAACAAGAGGATTGAGTAGAGGATGACGACCAGCGCCGCCATCCCTATTATATCGCGGATCATGTTTTGTTATGATCCTTGGCGAAAGCGATGATCGCTTGCTGCAGTGCCTTGCCGCTGCCTTTGGTGAATAGCTTGGCATTCTTGTTACCAGCAGCCAAGAGAAAGGCGGCCATTTCAATGTTTGATAAGAAGGCAGGGATCATTGTGGCTGCTGGCTTTGGTGCTGCCTTGGCTGCTGCTATTGCCTTGGCCGCTGGCGCTGGCGCCTTGCTTGCCTTGCCACGGTTGTCGCTGGCTTCTACGCCTGCCGCCTTGCGGATACGCTGCAGAACCTTGCGTGCTGCAGTATAGGCTGCCTCTTGCTTTTCAGTGCGGCGTGCCTTGGCTGCTGCTTTGGATGTAAAGCCTTTCTTGGCTACGATTGTGCGGGCTGCCTCGGCCGTTGTGAGGCGTAGGTAACCCATCATGTATCCGCTAACCACGGCGTTTTTCAGTGCAGGCGTTTCATCGCCAGCCGCCTTGTAAGCTGCGATCGCATCGAGCCGTGCCTTGTCTGCGTTGCCGTCTGCGCGGCCCCAAGCTGCAGTTGCGTTGATGAGTGTTGCGAATGTCTTAGTCATTGTCCGAATCCTTTATCGGTTAGGGTTAGACGACAGCGACCGCTGCCGATAACCAAGAGGTAAAGTATGACGCGTTATAGTTCAAGCGGTTATTTTATGAATTGTTATATTATTTTCCAAGCCATTGTTTTTATTGCATTTCTTTTTTGTGACACGTGTCACAAAGCCGGACGGCCCTGCCCCTATGCAATGCCCTGCCCCCGCCCCCGCCCCCGCCCTATGCCATGCCCTGCCCCCGCCCCCGCCCCCGTAGGGCAGGGTATATATGCCCCCACCCGCGGGGATTCTCTGCAGATGGCGAGGGGGGTGAGGGGGAAAAAGAATTCTTTTGATATATATATACCGTACCTCACACATTTTTTGCAAAATTTTAGGCTTTTTTATAAGGTGTTAAAATATGAGTCGTCACACTACACCAACGAAGTCGCTGGTAATTTTTATTCTTCGGCTGCTACAACCAAAGTCTGATTCTTGACGAATAGTGTTTTTACCCCTTATACTGTGACAGATAGCGAGGACGCACCATGGCCCCCAAAAAAGCCGACATAATCGACATGTTACCTGATGACGTCACTGCTCTGCTGAGTGAGCTGGCGTTTAACGACGCGATGGAGATCGAGGCAAAGCCTGAGGCACAGATTGAGGAGCCAGAGGAGATTCTGGTTCTGGACGCGGAGGTCGTGCCTGACGCGGAGCCGGTTGCTGTGGAAGAGATGCGTGTGGTGTCTTTAGCGCCTGCGCAGCCTTCGGACCCGTCGGAGCTGGGTGGTTATCCACCTACTTTGCCGATTGAGGTCGCGTTGCGGACGGCCCCGCCGGATGACATCCGTGTGGCGTACGGATTCAGCATGGAGCAGTGGATTGCTTTGCAGTCGATGCCGAGGTTCCAGAGTGATCTTACGGCTGCCGAAAAGATGCTGTCTGAGGAGGGCATGTCCTTCAAAGCGAAAGCGCGTCTGCAGTCGGAGGCTTTGTTGCAGACCAGCTGGCAGATGATTCACGACACCACTGGCGATGTGCCGCCGAATGTGAAAGCTGATCTTTTGAAGTTCACGGTGCGCGCGGCTGGGCTTGAGTCCAACCCGAAAGATCAGGCGGCGGCGTTCACGCCATTGCAGATCAACATCAATATGTAATAGGTAGGGCGTATGGCGAAACCGAGTAACGCGATCGACTATGCGCCGCCGCCCACGCTTGCGGCGTATATGCGTGACTACTTGCCGAGCGAGTTGTTCTACGACTGGGTCGTCGGGCCGGTTGGTTCAGGTAAGACGACGGCGATTTTCTTCAAGTTGGTCTACATGGCCAAGCTGCAGGAGCCCGGGCCGGACGGCATACGGCGCACACGAGCCGTGATTGTGCGGAACACGCTGCCTCAGCTGCGCGATACTACGCTTACATCGTGGAATTATTGGTTCAAGGATGGTCAAGCGGGCAAATGGTACGCCACACAGAACAAGTTTTTGCTGAAATTCGACGATGTCGAGTGCGAAGTGCTGTTCCGACCACTGGATACGCCTGACGACGTGGCCCGCGTGCTATCTTTAGAGATTACGTTCGCACTTTTGGACGAATTTGTGCAGATTCCACGCGAGATTGTCGACGCGTTGTCCGCGCGACTCGGCCGATACCCCTCCGCGATCGACGGCGGGGCGACGAATTGGGGTATGTGGGGCTCCTCGAACCCCGACACCGAGGATAATTGGTGGTTTGACTACCTCCATACGACCCTACCTGAGAACGCGACGTATTTTTTGCAGCCATCAGGCCTTTCGGAGGGTGCAGAGAACGTCAAGAACCTGCCCGGTCAGCGCGATTACTACGTCAACCAAGCCAAAGGGAAGTCCGAAGGCTGGATCAAGCAGTTTATTGACGCAGAATGGGGCTATTCGGCGGCTGGTAAGCCCGTTGTGCCGACCTACAACAAGGACTTGCACATCGCGCGGCAGCCATTGCGCTACGACAGCACGTTACCGCTAGTGGCCGGGTTTGACCCGGGCATTGGAGGCTCGGCGATGATCTTCGGACAGGAAGACCCGCACGGTAGACTGCGTGTGCTCGGTGAATTGGTCCAAGACGGGTACGGCGCGGAGCGGTTTATCAACGAGATACTGCGGCCATACCTGCGACGGCGCTTCCCAGAGGCGAAATTGATCGTGGCACCGGACCCTGCCGCCGCCAGTCGAGCGCAGAGTGACGAGAATTCGGTGGTGCAGGTCTTTCGGCGTTACTTTGACGTTAAGATCGAGACGAATAACCGCTTGCCGCTTCGTTTGGACGCCATCGAGCACTACTCGTCACGTCTGACGGACGTCGGGCCAGCCCTGCTGGTCGATCCTGCTCAGTGCCCTGTACTGGTACGTGCGCTCGGTGGGGGTTGGCGGTATGCTATGGACGCTAAGCGTGGTATCATACGTGGTGCGGAGCCCGAGAAAAACGCATATAGTCACCCCGGTGACGCGTTCGGGTACCTGTGCCGGTTCTACCACAGGCAGGCGCAGCGCGGTGGCGACTACGGTATAGGCGGCGCCAAGAAATTTACACCCCCACGTAGCTTCGGTGCTGCGTATCACTTTAGGTAGGGTCCGAGATGGAAGAAGAAATTAAGCTGCCGACTGTAAGGGTCGAGGACGCCACTGACTCACCGGTGACGCAGATCAAGCCCGAGGAGCTGAGGACGCTAGGCCAGCGTTTGAGCAAGACGTTCACGCAGTATTCGGCGGATCGCAAGCTCATGGAAGAGAAGTGGATGCGGAACTTGCGGCAGTATCTGGGGATTTATGATCCTGAGATCGAGCGCGCGCTGGCGGCCAACCGGTCGAAGGCTTACCCGCGCATCACGCGTGTCAAGTGTATTTCGGTGGTCAGCCGTGTGATGAACCTGATGTTCCCCGGTAACGAGCAGAACTGGGAGCTAAAAGCGTCTCCTAGCCCTGATATGAACCCGATGGACGTGCAGCAGGCGGTGATGGCCGAGATGCAGAAGATGCAAGAGGTTGGTATGCAGCCTCAAGTCACGGACGAGATCGTGCGGGCTGCGGTTCAAGAGCTGGCGGCCGCGCGTGCGAAGGACTTGTCAAGGCTTATTGATGACCAGCTGCAGGAGCTTGGAGGCGATCAGTCAGCTGACTACGTGTCGTTGAACCGCAAAGTGGTGCAGAGCGGGGTCCTGTACGGCCTTGGCATCCTCCGCGGGCCGTTTGTGCGCGAGCAGGAGCGCACTACTTGGGTCATGGACGAGACGACGGGGCAGCCGGCACCCATGGTGACGATGGACTACAAGCCTCAGTTTGAGTTTTTGCCTGTCTGGGATTACTACCCTGACATGAGTGCGAAGAATTTGCACGACGGCGATGGCTATTTTGTCCGCCTTGTCATGTCGAAACAGCAGCTGCGTAAGCTGGCAAGCCGGTCTGACTTCTTCGAGAAGGTCATCAAGCAGTATATCGGTAACAAGCCGCGCGGCAATTACAAAGCCAAGACGTTTGAGACCGAGCTGCGTACGATGGGTACCAAGGCCAACGTCAACGATGAGACCGCGACCGAGGACGGTAAGTACGAGATTCTGGTGTGGCACGGCCCAGTCAGCGCTAACCGCCTCATGGAGGCCGGTGTTGACGTCGCCGATAGCAAGAGAGCGGACGATGTTGACTCTGAGATTTGGCTGCTAGGGGATCACGTCATCAAGGCGGAGATGAACCCGTGGAAGAAGCTGGGCGTCGATGTGCGCACAGTGCATACGTTCCTGTTTGACGAAGATGATACCAGCCCTGTCGGCAACGGCTTGCCGAACATCATGCGCGATAGCCAGATGTCGATCTCGGCGGCGACACGTATGCTCTTGGACAATGCCAGCGTGGTCTGCGGCCCGAACCTCGAGGTCAACACAGACCTTGTGCGGGCCGATCAGGACATTCAGAGTGTGCAACCGTACAAGATTTGGTACCGCGAAGGCGTAGGGGCCGAGGCTGCGCAGCCCGCCGTGCGCAATATCGCGATAGACGCACACATGCAGGAGCTCTTGTCGACGATTACGCTGTTTAATCAGTTTGCCGACACGGAGACATTCGTGGGCGCGGCCACCGGTGGCGACATGGAGCGTGGGTACTCCGAGCCGATGCGGACCGCTGCGGGCGCGTCGATGCTGCGCGGAGATGCGGCACTGCCGTTCAAGGACATCATCCGGAACTTTGACCAGTTTACGCGGTCTCTGATTACGGCGTTGGTCATGTTCAACCGGAAATTTAACCCTGACAAGACACCTGAGGGCGATTACAACGTGATTGCTCGCGGTGCGACGAGCCTGATCGCTAAGGAGATCAGAGGCATACAGGTCGATCAGCTGGCTGCTACCCTAACGCCGGAAGAGCGCATGCACGTAGACCCGCGCAAGCTCGTAGAAGCACGCCTCGGGGTACGGGACATGAACAACTTGTTGCTGACCGAGGAAGAGGTAAAGCGCCGTCAGGCAGCTGCGCAGCAAGAGCAGCAGCAGAAGCTCGACCTTGAGCGCGAGACCGCACGGGCGGAAATCCGCAAAACACTCTCTGACGCGATGAAGAACATCGCACAGGGGCAGAAAAATCTGGCAAATGCTGATGCGACCACGTTGAAGGCCGCCATGCAGATCGTCGAAACAGGACTGGAGCAACTAGATGCCGTCGCCGAGCCAGACATGGGACAACAACAAAGTCCGCAAGCGGCAGCAGGAATTGCTGCATTCCCTACAAGCCAGATCGGATAGCGCGGAGCTAGCACAAGTCACTGAGCTAGTGGGCTTGCTATTAGAAGAGTCTAAGCGTAACCTTGTAAAATGTGATACGTCAGACTTTATGTTGATACAGGGTGAAGCCCGTGCAATGGATAAGTTGCTTCGGCGATTTGCGCGGCCCCTGACTACCTATTCGGAGGATTAAAAATGGACGGCCAAAACGTAGACACCAGTGAGTCAAACTTTGACGACGCGTTTGCGGAGCTTTCGGCGCTGCTGGAGGACGAAACGGATGACGACGCCATCCCTGCACCAAATGCAGAGGCGGAAGAAGTCACTGAGGAAACACCGGACGAGGCACCAGAAGATGTAGACGCGTCTGAGGGTGAGCTTGCGGAAGAAGCGGAGGGCGAGGCAAAGCCTGAAGAAGAGTCTGCGCCTGTACCGGAGCCGGAGGCAGAGACAAAGGCAGAGGCAGAGGATGCCCCGGCCGCTGTGAAGCCGCCTGAGTCGCAGGAGGACATGCTGAAGCGCTTGGCTGACATGTTGGCCGAGACGAAGCAGAGCGCACCCCCAGCGCAGGCCCCTGCGGCTTCCGCAGAAGAAGAGCAGATTTACTCGGCCGAGGAATCTAAGTTTCTCGCCTCATACGAGGAAGAGTGGGGCGACGTATCCAAGGCTGAGGCGCTCAAACGCCGCGCGGAGTACCGGCATCTCGTCGATTACGTCTTCAACGAGGTGTCACAGCAGTTGGCTCCCATAGCCCAAAACTTGCATGTCGTGTCGGAGCGGGCGCATCTGCAGGATTTGCAGAGCACCGTGGGCGATTACGACGTTGTGCGCGATCAGGTTGTGGATTGGGTTGGACAACAACCAACGTATTTGCAGGATGCATATAAACGTGTTATTACTAACGGAACGGTTGATGAGGTCGCTGACCTGATTGAGCGTTATAAGCGTGAGTCGGGTGTAAGGGCTGCCCAGCCTGAGCCGATGGCTCGCAAAAAGGAAACTGAGCTGCCTGCGACCACCAAAAAAGCGGCTGCATCGCTTGCCCCAGTCAGTTCCAAGAGATCGGTTGTGCCGCAGGGTGAGGACCCTACAGACTTTGAGTCCGCGTTTGCGGCTTTTGCCGGTAAACTTTGAGCTATAGGAGCTAGATAGCTATGACTACTACGACATACGGAGACATCTCCCCAGCCGTCGCCGCGTACTCTGTTGTACGCATGCTGAAGCGGGCCACCCCCTACCTTCAGCTGGAGAAGTTCGGCCAGACTTATGTTCTGCCAACAAACTCGACACAGACAGCCAAGTTCCGCCGTTACTTTATGACTGGCGCAACCGGTTCTGCAGGTACAGGTACAGGTGATTTCAACATCCCCTTGGCCACAACAGCGCTTACCGAGGGTGTCACACCTACCGGTTCGACTCTGTCCAACGCTGACTACACTGTGACACTGGGACAGTACGGTGATTACATCGAGATCACTGACGTCATCATGGACACACACACCGATAACGTCCTGCAGCAGGCCACCGACATCCTTGGTGAGCAGGCGGCTGTGACTGTCGAGACACTGCGTTTCAACGTGCTGAAGGCCGGTACCAACGTGTACTACGGTGACAATGCGGCGAACCGTGCAGCTATTGACACTGCGATCACATTGGCTGACCAGCGTCGCGTAACAACTGGCCTTAACCGCCAGAATGCGAAGAAGATTTCGCAGGTTGTTGCATCGACGCCTGATTTCAACACCAAGTCCGTTGAAGCAGCGTACATGGCTGTTTGCCACCCAGACCTCGAGACTGACATTCGTACGATGGCTGGCTTCAAGTCAGTTGCTGACTACGGTCCGCACACCACACCGTTCGAAGGTGAGATCGGCTCTGTTGAGCAGGTTCGCTACATGTGCAGCACAGTCATTTCGGCTTTCGCCGATGCGGGCGGTACGGCAGCAACCAACGGTTTGCGCAGCACCACCGGCACTAGCGCCGACGTCTACCCTGTGCTTTTCTTCGGCCGCGACGCCTTCGGCATCGTACCCCTGAAGGGCAAGTCAGCGATGACACCGATGGTTGTGAACCCGAAGCCTGCTGCATCTGACCCACTCGGTCAGCGCGGTACAGTTGGCTGGAAGCTGTACACATCCACCGTGATCTTGCAGGAAGCCTTCATGGCCCGCCTCGAGGTAGGTTCGACTGCTTAATCACTGATAAGTGATTGACTGAGAGGGGCTTCGGCCCCTCTCAACCTGAATATAGGAGCGCGGTATGTCGCAGACGGTAGTTAAGATTGAGCGGGCCATGAACGGCTTTGAGGTCGAGATGTGCGACCCTGCGATTAAGGCCACGAACAACATGGACGGGCCATATCGCGACCCGTATGTGTCCTACGTTTTCAAGACCAGCGCCGAGGTGCTGGCTTTCTTGGAAGAGAACCTCGACAAAGCGGTTCCGATGGACGAGTACGAAACCACGTTTAACGAAGCTGCAACGGAGGAAACCGATGGCTGAGAACGAAGAACTGGGTGTGGCAGATGCTGCAGAAGCGGAACTGGTCGAGGCACCGAAGCCCCGCCGCGCCGCGAAAAAACCAAAAGCGAAGACTGTACGGTCTGACTACGTAGATATTATGCTCGAGGAAAACGAGGAAATTCCACCAACTGGTCTCTTTATCGGGATTAACGGTCGGTCTTATCTTCTGCAGCCGGGCTCAAAGGTAGCCGTACCGCAGGGAATCATTGACGTGCTGGATAATGCCATCATGTCTTCCCCGAAAATTGACCCGTCCACCAAGCGTGTGGTAGGGTACAAGGAGCGTCTGCGGTATCCGTACCGGCGCATGTAACACGAGGTACGTGAGATGCAACTGAGTGAGCTGCTTTCGGAGCTGCGGGAAAACATCCTACATGATCGCAGCAACAGGACAGCTGGCGACTCAGACCTCATGTGGTCGGATACGACCTTAATTCGCTACATTAACGAGGCTCAGCGACGTCTTGCACGTCAGGGCCTCGTTATCCGCGACGGCACGACACCGGAGGTTACGCGCGTAACCCTACGTGAAGGCCAAGAGATGTACCCTCTACATGGTTCTATCATGGCGGTTATTTCCGCAAAACTTGACGGCGATAATGCCGATCTTACGCGCTCAGGTCACACAGGGTTTGACGCCTATCGCTCACCGAGCGACGGGTATTTTGCCACAGTACCACTTAGTGACAAATCCGGTAAGCCACTGGCGTATAGCACCGATGAGTACCTCAGCGAGTCGTTCGAGGACTCGACAATGAGTGCTGCGACGATGCGCGTGTACCCAAAGCCGTCGGCAGAGTACGCAGGGCAGGTTATCAATCTGCGGGTCGTACGCTTGCCGATCAATAAGCTCTCGCTAAACCAGTGCGAGATACCGGAGGTCCCTGAGGATCACCACCTAGAGATGCTGGACTGGGCTGCGTACCTAGCGCTGCGTATCGTCGACGCGGATGCGGGCGACCCTATGCGCGCAAACGAATTCCGGGCTTCGTTTGAAGCCCACGCCATAGCGGCACGAAAATTAGCCATGCGTAAGATGTTTGCCCCGCAAAAGTGGGGCTTTGGTCGCAACGGCTTTAGCTGGGAGATGTAAGATGGCTGAATTAGACCGTATAAGTGAAGCCCAAGAGGCCGGTGAGCGATTCCGCAATCAGATTAGACTACCTTTCGCACCGGGTACGCCTGAGGGGATCGTACTAGATCGTGCGGCGGGTGCTACATCCGCGCTGGGCCGCGGTGCCTACGGACTGGTTGCCGATCTTGCGGGTGGCACCGCGGCCGCACTTGGGCTGCCCAGTTTAGCTGCAGACCTCGAGCAAAAATCTGACAGAAATTATAACATAGCACTGGATCAGTTTCAGGGTGGGTACTCCGCGGGCGCAAACCGGCCAGCAGCAGAATTCGATGTAGAGCCGGCGGACTTTTTCCCGGGAGCGACAGCGACCGCGCCACGGGAGAGCCCGCGGCCGCAAGCTCGGCCGGCGATTACACCTGACATGGTACGTGAGATGCTGGGCTCTACTCCGCTGAGCATGGGCCAACCCGTCACGCAGGCGGCACGTCCGCAGGCGGCACGTCCGCAGTCGGTGATTACGAGCGGTGCGCTACGGCGTGGCGGTCCCGGTGTACAGCAGGCGTTGGCTGGATCACAGGCTCAAGAACTGGAGCGGTTGCGTCAAACGGCACCGGGCTCACCACCATCGGGCACTGACATGCTCGCTCAGTTGCGGGCACAGGCGGCACAAGAGATTTTGTCGACTCAGCTCGCGGCCGCTAAGGAAAAGGGTACACTCACAGATGAGCTGCTAACTGATCTGTATCGCGGGTACCTTGCGGACATCGGCAGCGAAGACTTTTTCCTCCGGTCCATGATGGATAACAAATAAAGGCGGCGTTAATGGCTGACCCCCTCGATTTTTTGCGTAGTGATAATGCGCCACGGTTTGAGCCTTACCGTGGTCCGCTTGCTGCCCCGTCGTCTGTGCGAGCCTCGGACGATCGTCCGGGTGTCGTTGGAGGGGGTCTTCGCGCGGGCTTTAATGAGCTGCAGGGTCTAGGGGGTGCTGCGGTTTCTGCCGTAGGTAAGTTGACCGGAGCTCAAGGGCTTGAGCAGTGGGGTGCCACTACCGCGGCCAAGAATTTCGGTGAGGCGCAGCAATTTGGTCGTCCGGACCTCGAGGTTGCCCCTTGGCGCGAGGGCGGTGCGTCTGTTCTTCCGTGGCTCGGTTATCAGATTTCAAAACAGGTGCCCACTCTTGTCGGTACTCTCGCTGCGACCGCAGCGACGGGGGGTGTCGGGGCTTTAGCCGCCCCTGCGGCCGCAGGTGCGGGCCGTGCGGCAGCCGCTCAAGCCCTTAGAGCCGGGGCGACTCGCTCAGCGGCGCAGTCTGCTGCGCGACGGGCTGTTGTTGGGTCGGCAGTGCGGCGTACGTCGGGTGGTCTCGCTTTCGGGTCAGGTATCGGGCTCGGCTCGATGTATAACGAGGCGCTTGAGCGAGGTGATCCGACCCGTGCGGATGCCTTAAAGGCCGTAGCCTTGGCTCCCCTGTACGGTGCGACAGAACTGGTGCCTGATTTGCTACTGGGTAAAGTTCTGGCTCAAGGCGCAAAGACAGTCGGTCGTTCGGCAACGCGCGCGGGTATCACGGCGGCGGCGCAGCGTGTCGCGACAGGGACAGCACTCGGTGCAGCAACTGAAGCCCCCACAGAGGCGCTCCAGACTGTACTCGAAAATTCGTTCCGGCCAGACTTATCGCAGGAAGAAAAATCTCGCCGTATCGTTGATGCTGCGCTGACTGGTGCGGCCGTGGGTGGTTCTCTGCGCGGTGCGGCAAGTATTCGCCCCCTCAGGGAGAAGAGCCCACAGGACATCACCGACGATGAAATCTCGCAGTCGGTCGACGGCAGCTTGCAGCCTGCGGCTCAGACCGCACCCGCCGAAGTTACCGGTGAGCAGCTGGTGGAGCAGGCGCTGGCCCGTGAGGCGCAACCCGACGTCCAGCCGGTGGTTGGCCCGCAACAGGCCGAGCAGCCGGAGATGTTTTCGCGTCCAGAAATGCCGGAAGCCCCACGGCCGTTTGCAGACTACACGCCGGAGCAACTGGAGTTTACCGCCCAAGCTACACTGGAGCGGCAAGGGCAGCCTGACGTCCCGCAGCAAGAGCGAGAGCAAGCGCAGCAAATATTGGGTCTGATACGCGACGAGGTGGCGTTGCGGCAGGAGGAGCAGGCTGCGCAGACCCCTGAGGTGCCGGTTACTGAGGTGGGCGAAGGCCCGACGTTGTTTGAGCCGGAGCAGGTACCGCAAGGCACACCTGCGCAGATCGCGGAGCAGCGCGCAGTTCAAGAAGCCCAGATTGCTGAGGAGCAGGCTGCGCGTGAGGCCCCGGAGATCGCGGCGCGTGAAGAGGCGCGCTTGATCGAGGATGCTGCGCTTGGGATTGCGAACCGTGGTACGGTAAATCAGCGTCAGACAGGGTTGGCCGTCAACGATCAGGGGCAGGCTACCGTCTCGCCACGTGCGGACACCCGGATTACGAAAGCGGCGGCTGAGCGAGATCGCGTGCGGCGACAGTACCGCGACCTAGAAACCCTAAACCCGCAGCAGCAGGCGCGTCTCGAGCGCGTGGAGTCAAGTGTCCGTGACCTAAATGCTGAGAGAACAGTGCTGCAAGCGCGGGCGGATCAGGTCAATAACTTGCTTGGGCAGGGTGAGGAGACGATAAATGCCATTCAAGAGCAGCGCGCAGCGCAAGTGGATGTACGCCAACCTGCCGAAGTTAGCGCAGAAATTCCAAGCGAAGACGCCGGCCGGCGCCAAGTTACCCCCGAAGAAATCCTCGACCAAGCGGAAATCCCGCGCGTAGTTTACCGTGGGGGCGGGCAGGCGACGTTTTCGGATCAGCCACCGGCCGATACAGAGATTAGCGTGCGTGGTGGTGAGGCAGGCACTAGCATACCGTATGGCGACCTGACAAACCTGAGCGCAGTCACTAAAGCCGTTAGGGCTGTAGGATTGGGGCCGGCCGAGGCGCGCGCAAACGCCCAAGCCATCGTCAACGCGGTAAAAGAAAACGGTGTTGAAGCGATTTCCGATTTTAATACGCCAGCGCTAAACATGCGAATCAGCGATCCAAATTTTCGCGCGGAAGCGGTTCCGTCGATCGAGCAAGTCGTCAAAGTTGACCGGAGTTTTCTGACACCAGACCGGCAGGATGTGCGGCAGCCTAGTGTGCAGCAGGATTTGGCCAACGAGGGCTTTCGTTTCGCGCAAGTGACGACTCCGCAGGGCGACCGCTTCGTTGAACTACCACAGCCTACGGGCGCGTTTCGCATCACCGGTGAGCAGCCAGCGCCAACACCAGAGCGGACGCAGCAAGCGCAAGCACGGCTGGCGCAAACACCGTTGGATCGGCCACAATACACTATTCCGCCCGCGTCGAAAGTTACGCCGGCGGAGGTCAAGCAACCTGTGCCGTTTAACCAGCCCGGTCCGGGTGTGACGGACATCCCGGCGGCCCCAAGTTTTAAGGCTGACGGCACCCAGAAGACGATGGCCGACGTTCGCGCGGAGGCTGCGGAAAACCCGTCGTCGGTTTACAACGCCATGGAGACGGACCCGGGCACGAAGGTTGACGTACCGAATTCACCCCAGAAAGACGCAGACGCTTTGAAAACGGTGGGCGAGAAGATCGAGGAGGGCGTTCGCCGTTTGGGCCGGACGTCGTTAGAGCGGCTGCACCCTACGCTACAGGATTTCGTACTTTACGCGCAGGACAAGAGGTCAATTATCCGTCAAGCCAAAGGGTTGTTCCCCTCCGGCGGCCTTGAACAACTGCAAGAAGCGGGGGATGTACGGGCCAACTTGGAAAATCACATCGCACGTGTATTTAACGCGACTGTCGAAGCATATAAGGCCCTCAAACCAGAGACTCAGGACCTGATCGGCAAGACGATGCAGTATAACATCGCCGACATCAATTACCAGTTGTCATGGGACCAGCATACATGGCTGCAGGACGACCCGAATGCGGCCGATCTGCGTAAGGTCGTCAACGAGGCAAACGCTGATTATCGGCGGCTAAAGCAGAAAGAGGGTGGGCGCGGCGCAAGGGTGTTGAATTCGTTCGCAGATGCCAACCGAACGATTGCACTTGGGTATCAGGCATCTGCGCTACATCAGATGATCCTGCGCGATGCGGCTGTCGGAGATGTGGCAGCTGCGAAACGGCGCATTGGTGAAGACCCAATATTTGAGCTCGTATCGCGCAAACGCCTAGCTGACCCACGTAAGATGGTTCCGTATTTAGAAAAGCGTCGAGATGAGCTCCTACAAAAAGCTGAGCAGGTATCAGCGCGTCGACGTGCGGATTCCGCAACGAACAACACACCGCTGACGTCCGTTACGAGCGAGCTAGAGCAGTTTATTCAGGAGCTCAAACCGCGGCTCGCCACAGAGGGGAATGTGCAGTATTTCCACGCGGGTCGCGTCGGAGATCACCGCCTCGGCTTCCGCATTCGCACGACCGAAACGGCGGACGGTCGGAGGGTTATTGACCCGGTGGCGCGGGACGCAGTCGCGAAGGCGTACGCAGACGCCGACATTACCGCACCGGTGTTCGGGGGTCCAGCGGAGCCGAGTGTCGGTGCAAGCCCAACGACGAATAACACGTTTATGAAGTTTGAGACTCAGCGGGAGCAAGTCAAAGCGGAGCAGGTTGCGCGCCGTCTAATGGCTGACGGTGTACTAGAGTCGGACAGCGAGATCGCGGTCGGCTTCGACATGGATGGGGCGTTTAGTCCAGAGGAAGCCAGCCGGTGGTCTGCGGGTCTGACGGATTATATCAAGGCGAATATGCTGCCCACAGCTGAGGAGGCGTCGACCATGTCCGCGACGCAGCTGGAGGCGGTTCGACGCGACGTGAATCTACACACCGGCCAAGTTCACCGTTATTTCTTGAACTCTCTACCTGTGTCTGCAGCTGTCAAACTTGAGCAGCGTCGCCGGGCAGTTGATGGTTATCAGCGCGATATGTTTCGCTCGTATGCTCATCGTGCGTTGGCTGGCGCACGAGGCATGGCCTCTTCGGGTACGGCGTACCAGCGCATGGAGGCCAATAACGCTATGGCGGCCGATATTCGTGACCTTGGCACGATCTCTACGGCGGCAGGCGATGTGGCGAGTCCTCGTGCGAACGCGGCGCAAAAAGTTAAAAACGAGTTTGTTAAGCGGGAGGCTCAGCGCGCGGCTCGCGAAGAGATGCCGCTACTCGGTAAAGTTCGTGCCGTAAACCATGTGTTTTACCTCGGCCTGTCACCAGCGTACATGCTTTTGACGACGCTACAGGTACCGATTGTGGCGCTCCCGAAAATTGGTGCGGTGTATGGGTACGCCAAAACTGTAAACCAGCTGTCTACCGCTGTCCCTCTCGCGGGGCGCGTAGTGCGGGCCATGGTTAAGAACACAAACTTCGGTGAGGCGGGGTTTGCCACGCTTAACGAGCAATCCTTGCGCAACGAGGGTGTGACGGACCCAGCGGACATCCAGATGATTATGGACCTGATGGACACTATGGCCATCGACATCGGCGCTCAGATTCGAGAGCTGGGCTCCGTAGCTTCCAACCAGCTGGAGAACGGCTTCGATAAAACGCTGCGTGTGGCCGGGGCCGCCGGCTTCTATAGCGAGGTGGCCGCACGTCTCACAACGGGTGTCGCGACTCACCGAATGGCACGAGAGCGCGGTATGACCGGTCAAGCGCTGATTCGTGAGGTGCGCGATAAGATTCACACCACGATGTTCGACTTCACACAGGAGAACGTAGGTCGCGCGACGGGGACAGAGGGCATCTTGGGGCGGGCTACTCCGCTGGCCGCGGCGTTCCAGCAATATAACTACCAGCTGCTATCCATGCTCTATACTGAGACGACCAACGCACTTCGTCTTAGCGATGCTACTCCGGCCGAGGTGACGCAGGCTCGTAAGTTCTTGGCATGGCATGCAGGTATGGTGACGGCGCTCGCCGGAAGCATGGGCCTACCGTTTGCTGCGGTAATTTCGCGGATCGCCGAGGAGGGTATGAACGCCCTGCGAGGGGATGAGGAGGAACCCATCAACATGGACCTGCTGTACCGCAACATGCTGGCGGATACGTTTGGCGCAGATGTAGGTGAGGTGCTGGCTCGTGGTCTGCCACGGGCGTTCGGCTTTGACCTGTCTACGCGGGTTGGGGAACAGCACGTCCTACCATTCAGCAAGTTCATTGAGGACCGCCGCGCGATTAAGGACGCGTTCCCCGACATGGCAGCACGGGCGTTCGGCGCTCCGGTTGGTATTCTGGTGGGTGGTGGCACGGCCGCAGAACGGATGGCGGATGGTGACTTACTAGGAGCCATGAAAGAGTCGTTGCCCATTGCCCTGCGTAACGTCGTGAAGGCGCTAGATATGGCAGATGGCGACTACACAAACACCAGTGGGCGTACGCTGCCGATCTCGCCTACAGGGCTCGACATCATGTACCAAGGTCTAGGTCTGTCACCGCAGCAGCGATCGGAGTATAACGAGTTTAACAACTACGAGCGCATTTTGACCGGTAAGGCGCAGCAGCGTAAACAGCTGATTACACGCCAGATCACGGCCGCGGTCCGAACAGGTGATCGTGAGCTGCTGGGCGAGTGGCTCGACCGAGCCGGCGACTGGGATCAAAACAACCCGGGCAACCGGATTATGCCTACTCTGACTCGGACGGTAAAATCGCGTCTGCGGGGTGAGGCGGAGGCCGACGTCTTGAACGTGCCGTTGAACGCACGGACCAGCGATCCCGCGCTATTCGAGCGCCTTCGCGGCGCAAACTTCTAGAGGGGCTAACGATTATGGTAAGATTCGTAGATCGCGCGCAAGTGACTACCACGTCGGCCGGAACGGGGGACATCATCCTCGGCTCAGCGCGGCCGGGGTATCAGTCGTTCGTGGCAGCAGGTGTGCAGGACGGAGACACTGTACGGTACGTAATCGAGGACGGTGAGCAGTGGGAGATTGGTCTCGGTGTTTATACTGTCGCCGACAACCGCTTGGCCCGAAGTGCGACGGAGAGCAGCAACGCGGGTGAGCTTGTAGTTTTGAGTGGTCAGCCTGCGGTCGTGTATGTAACAGCGGCGGCGGTAGACATCGCGCAGCTGAACGCGCCGGCCCAGTTTACGTCTGTGCAGCTGACGGGGGGTACCGGAGATCAAGGCACCATCACGTGGAACGCGGACCTTGAGACACTCGACGTTATTCAAAACGGCGCCATATTACCGCTAGGGCAAGAGACCCAGATTCATGTGCGCAACAATACAGGTGCACCTATCCCGAAAGGTGCGGCAGTCCGCGCAACAGGCGCGCTTGGGAACTCAGGCCGCATCACGGTCGACCTCATGGTCGCCGACGGTTCTGTGCCGGCCCGCTTTTTCCTCGGGATTTCGGACGAAGAGATCGCCGCGGACACTGACGGTAAGGTCGTCACGTTCGGTAAGATCAAAGGCGTCAACACTTCCGTTTACGCGGATGGAACGGTTCTTTGGCTGGACCCCGCAGCACTCGGTGGGTTTACCGAGGTTGAACCGAGCGCACCCAACCTGAAGATTGCCGCAGCGTTCGTCGTCTCAGGGAAAAACAACGGCGTACTCATGGTGCGAGTCGACCACGGTAGTCGGTTGTTCGACGCCCACGACGTGGAAATTTCTACCCCTGCGGATGGAGATGTACTCTCGTGGGATGAATCAAACACTCGTTGGACCAATTACACCCTCAGCACGCGCAACCTAACAGATATTGACGTATCGGGGCAGACAAACGGTAGTGTGTTGGTGTATAACGGTACCACGTCAAAATTTGAGGCCACGGTTAGCCTCGCGGACCAGATCATCGTAGGAGGCTTTTACTGATGGCTACACGTATCATTCTGCTGAAAAGCAGTACAGCCGGGGCAGCACCACTGGCCGGGAATCTCGAGCAGGGTGAGGTCGCACTAAATCTCGCGGATCGCAAGCTCTACACGAAAGACAACAGCAACAATGTTGTGCCGATCGGTGCAGCGTTCGTCGGCCCGACTGCTCCAAGTGCGCCAGCGGAAGGCGATTTGTGGTATGATGCGACGAATGATTTGCTCAAGTCCTACAACGGCACGACGTGGTCACCCACAGGTTACACGACGCTCGCCGAATTCGGTATCACCGCGACCGCGGCGGAGCTGAATTTTGTCGACGGTGTAACAAGTGGTATTCAAGCCCAGTTAGACGGTAAGGCTGCCAGTGTTCACACACACGTGATCGCGGACGTCACAGATTTCACAGACAACTCTACGAACTGGGACACAGCATTCAGCTGGGGCGACCACGCGCTTGCGGGGTATCTCACCGAGGCAGGGGTAGAGGCGGATACGCTTGAAACTGTCACTGCGCGTGGGGCGACCACTCCGACAGCGGTGAGCTTTACCAGTGCCGCATCTTCGACAACCACGACCACAGGTGCGGTTGTAATCACCGGCGGTCTGGGGGTCGGTGAAAACCTGAACGTCGGTGGCAACGCCATTATCACCGGTGATCTTACCGTTAACGGCACGACAACCTCGGTAAATTCTAACGAGGTAAACATTGGCGACGCCATCATCCTTTTGAATGCGGATGAGGCAGGTACACCGTCCCAGAGCGCGGGTATCGAGATTGAGCGTGGGACCTCCGCGAACGTATCGTTCCTGTGGGACGAGTCTGCCGGCCAGTGGTCACTGGGGGGTGAGACACTAGGTGACGTTACGATCGACGGTGGGACCTACTGATAATTGACCTGTTTGAGGGTGTGTGCAATAATGTAGGGGCCGCTCCATAGCGGCCCTTCGTATGTGAGGACGCCCGATGGCTGCAAAGATTATTCTAAAGAAGTCGGCGTTAGCGTCGGCGGTGCCTTCGGCGGCCACGCTTGAGCCCGGCGAACTCGCGATTAACTTGGCGGATCGCACGCTGTACAGCAAAGATACCGGCGGTACGGTCTTCTCGTTGGTCGCTGGCGGTTCATACAGTAACGCTGAAGTTGATGCGCACCTGAACACAGCCGCCGCGACCGAGGGTCAGGTTCTGTCGTGGGATGGCGCAGATTACGCGTGGGTGGCTGCCGCGGTAGGGACAGCGGTTGCCCGAACTGTAGACGGCGGCGCTTCTTCGACCGTGTTTCTATCGTCGCAAACCATAGACGGTGGGTTAGCGGCGTCCACATATACATCAGATCAAACAATTAACGGAGGCGGGGCGGATGGCTGATCGCATACAACTACGTCGTGACGTTGCGGCAAACTGGACCAGTGTGAACCCCACGCTTGCACAAGGCGAGTTCGGCTATGAAACGGATACGAGCAAGCTAAAGTTCGGTGATGGTGTGACCGCGTGGGCCAGTTTGGCGTACTTTAGCCTGAACATCGACGAGATTGCAGGCTTCACCGACAACTCCACGGACTGGGACACGGCGTTCGGCTGGGGTGACCACGCACTGGCCGGGTACGCGGCAAGCGTACACACCCACGTCATCGCGGACATCACGGACTTCACCGATAACTCCACGGACTGGGACACGGCGTTCGGCTGGGGTGACCACGCGCTGGCTGGCTACGCGACGACGGTTGATGTGGCCGCTGCCAATTACGCGACTGAAACGTACGTCGACACGGCGGTAGCTACTCTTGTCGACACCGCGCCAGCTGCTCTGGATACGCTGAACGAGCTGGCCGCTGCTCTGGGCGACGATCCAAATTTCGCTACGACGGTCACGAACAACATTGCCACAAAAGTGTCGAAAGCCGGCGATACAATGACCGGTGATTTGACGGTGCCTAACGTCGTCACAGCTGGACTGGTTGACGGTCGAGATGTGTCAGTGGACGGTGCGAAGTTAGATGGTATCGAGGTAGGCGCGGACGTCACGGACGCAGCAAATGTCGAGCCGTTGGTAGATACCCACTTGAACGTCGGCACGGCCACTACGGGTCAAGTGTTATCGTGGGACGGTGCGGACTATGACTGGGTGGTAGCAGGTGGCTCCGCGGATGGTGCCGTCGGCACAATTACGGCTGGCGACGTGGACCTGTCCACAGGTACCGTATTTGCTGATGCGCCCTCAGCGAATGTGACGTACACGTTCAGCAACCCGCCAGCAGCAGGCATAGGGTATAGCTTTACGCTCCGTGTTTTGGGTGGGGAGGACGCCTCTACATACGACATTGCTAACGCTGTAAACGATGGCGTCACTTTCAATACATACGCTCAGGATAGGTCCACTCAAGGGTTCGTATTCAGCCCCGACGGCAAGAAAATCTACGTTATCGGCCTTGTTACCAATACGGTGTTCCAATACTCACTGAGCAGCCCGTTTGACCTAAGCACTGCTTCTTATGATGGTGTCAGTTTTGTTGTCTCTGGTCAGGACACATCATGTCGTAGTCTAGCCTTCAGCGGTGATGGTACAAAAATGTATGTGCTTGGTGTCGATTCAGACGCAGTACATCAATACACATTGTCTACAGGGTTTGACCTCAGTACGGCGACCTATGACAGTGTTAGTTTCAGTGTCAGTGCACAAGCGACCGGTGCCCAGACTGTGACTATTAGTCCCGACGGCACTAAGATGCACATTGTTGGCCCCATCTCAGACTCCGTGCATCAGTACACGTTGTCCACAGGGTTTGACCTTAGCACGGCGGCATATGACACTAGCTTTAGCGTCGCAGCGCAAGAGTCGACAGCGTATGGTCTTGGTTTTAGCGCTGACGGAACGAGCATGTTTATCGTTGGCCGAGACGATGGCGACCGCATTTGGCAATATACGCTGACAACTGCCTTCGACATCAGCACTGCGTCTTATGCGAACATCGCGTTTTATATGTACCCCCCGGTTATTAGGGGCGTGGCTGTACAATTTAGCGCGGACGGCAAGAAGATGTTCGTGTTCGATATTTGGAATAATGACATTTACCAGTTTACAGTGAGTGTAAGCAATATAGTGTTCACCTTCGACTACCCTGCATCGGTAGACTGGTTTGGGTACGAAGCACCGGCGGACCCGACCCCGGGTGTGACAGATATTCTGGAGTTTTTTACGGACGATGGGGGTGCGACATACTACGGGTCACTCATTTACTCCACTGACTCGTCTAAAACCGTCGTGCGGTCGTCTAATCTGGCGACGGTGGCCACTTCGGGCAGCTACAACGATCTGGCCAACCTGCCTACACTCGCGACGGTGGCCACTTCGGGCAGCTACAACGATCTGGCCAACCTGCCTACAATCGCGGGAGACAACCCAACCTTCGTGTCCCTCTCGGTTACGGGCTCGATTACCGAAAATGTGCATACCCTTACCGGTACCGCTGTGGCGTTAGACCCATCGAACGGCACAATTCAAGCACACACCCTGACCGACGCAACTACATACACGGACAGCTTGGCGTCGGGTCAGAGCATTACGTTGGTCATCCCCGGTACCGCGAACACCGTGACATGGCCCACTGACAAGTGGCTGGGTGGTGTTGCGCCGACACTGGATGCAACGAACGATAACATCGTATCGCTCTTTAAGATCGGGACCACGCTGTACGGCAGCAGCCTCGGGGTGTTTAGCTGATGCCGCTGTTGCGCAATGTAGGGCAGATGGCGGCAGCGTATAACGTCGCGTCTAACGCCGCTTCAAGCCCGGGCACCGAACCTTACGCGCTCTCGGCGGAGGATTTCCTATTTGATGCAACTGTGATAAGTTCGATGTATCAAGACCCGTTTCAGGAGACAGTTGTTTCTGTCAGCTCTGACCTTGTGAGTTATATGAAAGATCAGGCGATTAGCACTGGCTAAGGAGAAAGAACTATGACCGTATAT